AAAAAGTGCAACGTCAGTTAACAAATACAGCGATGTTGATACGTAAGTATGAAAGAAGATTGCGTTTAATAAAAATGTAAGACATGGAAGAATTTATAACCGACTTATTTATGAAGTGCGTGTACGTGCTTCAATGGCTTGGTGGTTCACCGGGCTCGTATGGATACGGATATTACTTAGCGAATGTAATCATCTTTGTGGTTCTTGAGCCTTTACTAATAGTATTGTTATTCACGCTTTGGAGAATAGAAAAGAGCAAACGAAGATGACAGCAGGAGTATTATTGATTTTGGTTTACATATTAGGCGGTGCCTTGATATTGTATAAAGTTTTAAGAGAAGATAAAAATGAATGATAAAAAAAGTTGGCACTGGTTTGTGCAGGGGTTTATGTATAGAGGAGAACACCAAGACACACCCTCATTTAACGAAGCAAAGAAAAAGTTCTTTGAAGAATATGATAAGTGGGTTGATAAAACCATAACACCAAGTGCTTCAAGCATGATAGACTTATGCAAAAAAGATATAGAGACTTATGGATTTGAAGCAGATTAATTTAATGAATCAGTTCATGCGTATTGCAATGGCGATACTAAAGACGAGGTATCCGTATTTACCGCAACGAAAAGCATGGGCTGCGAAAATGTATATCAAATGGCAGGAAAGAAAGAAAAGCCTTTGCTTTACAAAAAAGCAGAAGGAACAAACAAACTTGTAGAAGATCTGGACATTGAAAGAAACTGGAAGTTCTTAACGCTACATGCATTACGCAAGCACAGAGGAGCGAAGGAGGCATCAAAGTATCTTGGTGTTTCAGAACGGACTGTATTCAGGTTCATAAACAGGTGGGAATTGGATTGGAAATGTCCTAATTTAAGTAAAGATGAATAGAAAAGAAGAATTTGTGAATTGGATGATGAAAATTAAAAACATCCATTATAGCAATCAAGAGCAGATGGTTAGGGCTTTAGAAAATATTCGAGAATATCCTTGTGAATTACATGAGGATAACGTACATTCGCAATCCTAACAACAAGGACGAGTGCTTGCATGGTGCACGGAGTGGTTTTAAAAGTATTGACACATACGTTAGGTTTAGACTAAGAGGTTCGATTCCTCGCTCGTCCACTAATTTAATTTATATTTTATGAGTAACACTTATCAGTTCAAGACAACGAACATCAAGGGTAAGCAGTATGTTGAGGTTAATCAACGTGTCATTGCTTTCCGAACTCTTTCTGAGTACAAAGGCTTTGCCTTAACAACGGAACTATTACATATAGATGAATCATCTTGTGTAGTTCGCGCAACAATCAGCAATAAAGAAGGAGCGGTCATTGCTCAAGGAATGGCTCAAGAAGATAAATCTTCTTCACGTATTAATCAAACATCCTTTGTAGAAAACTGTGAGACCTCAGCCGTAGGTAGAGCGCTTGGATTCTTGGGTATAGGCATCGAAACATCTATAGCCACAGCGGATGAAGTTGACATGGCTATCAAAAAGCAAGACAGCAACAACACTAAAGGTAGTTCAGACATATACGCAAGCGCTGTAAACTATGTGAAGGAGGGTAAGAATAAACCGGAACGTGCTACACGTTTAAATCAAATCAAGGAGAAGTACGGGCAAACACTCAGTAAAGAACAGCAAAGTAAACTTGACAAATTAGTATGACTAATGAATGGTTTAAATCTTTAGTAGAGAAGACAGGCAAGAAATACCTATCGTACTCTTCAATTAAGTATGCCTTGCAAGACATGGCGCTGTTTGAGTTGTACATGCAAGGAAAGTTAAAGAAAGAGTCAGATGCTCTTACCTTTGGTACTGCGTATGATTGCCTATTGTTTACACCTCACGAGTTTGACAACACGTTTCATGTTATGGACGACACTGAAATCATACAAGATCTGGGAGGTAAGAATCCAAGAGTAACAAAAGCCTATAAGGAATGGAAGGTCGCACAAGAGGAACTTGCAAAGGATAAAACAATATTAGGTATTGAGGACTACCAAAAGTGTATTGATATGATTACTCGTTTGGATGATTCTAAAATCCTAAACATATACCTTGATGGGGATTATCAGGTTGAGTTTCTTCAGAGGCTTGAAATCAACGGAGAGACAATCCCCTTTCGGGGGTTCTTAGACTGTCTTGGAAAAGGTTTTATTTCAGACAGTAAATCATCACGCAGTATTAAAGGATTTCCAAGAGACGTTCGTGTCTTTGGGTACGACATACAAGCATTTCTTTATACGCGCGCGTTTGGTTGTAAAGATTTTTATTGGGTGGTACAGGAGAAATCATATCCATACTTACCCGCTGTATACAAAGCAACGGAGGATACCCTTGCCTCTGGCGAACGTAAGGTGGCTCGTGCCTTGAGCGAAATCAAGAGGCACTACGAAAGTGGAAAGAGCACGTCTACGTATTTTATTCAAGGGGAAATTTAATCACTATTTTTTCTATGCAACAAAATGGAAAAAAGGACAACTACATCGGATATGTAGGTGACCGAAAGGAGTTTGACAGCGGGGTTGTCAAGTATTCAATTTCTTTTAAGGAAGCGCAGTTGGATGAGATGAAAAAGTATCTCACAAATGCAGGTAATGTAAATGTTGATTTCGTAATTAAGACTGACGGAACTGCATTTACTTCAGTGTACAATCCACGTGCTACCGGAACGAACACACCTAACCGTGCAAACCAAACGGTTTCGCAGGGCAAGGATAATTTGCCGTTCTAAAAAATAATGATGGGGAGGGAAAAGATATTATTAACATACATCTTACATTAGGGCCCTCCCCTCATTAATTGTTATGGCAAAAACAGGAGAACAAAGGGTTCCTTACGGGAGTGTAAGTCCCTTAAACGGAAAGCCACCACATCAAGTGAAGTCGGCTTATTCAATAGAATTTAATCGAAGAAAGAAAAGATGGATATTAAAACGAAAAGGAAAGACAGTGTTCAGCAGCAGTCAGAAGATGGACGTGGACCAATGGTACGAGAAAGTGATAGCGGTAAACTGCATGATATTTTAGTTGCTGTTTACGGAACACTTAAAAAAGGTTGCGGAAATAACTTACTGCTTCATGACTCTGTTTTTGTATCAGAAGGAAAAATTAAAGACAATTACCCGTTGGTAATAGGAGGATCTGGACTGCCGTTCTTAGCGAACGAAAAAGGAGTAGGAAAGAACGTACATGTTGAAGTGTATTTAGTGGATGAGCAAACACTTTCACGTTTAGATATGCTTGAAGGACATCCTAAGTGGTACAAGAGGGAGAAGACGGATGTGATATGCACCGATGGAACCTCACTAAACCCATGGGTGTACTTTGCTCCAAAAGAATACTACAGAGAAGGAGATAAAACTCTAGAGTCTTTTTAGTATGAAATTTTATATAGACTTAAACCCAGAGGAATTAGTTGCTCTGCACAAGGTGCTCTCCGACAACAACGAGTTAGAACTCTTAGAGAGATTAGAGCAACACCTCAAAATTTATAATCAAAAATTAAAGTATGGCAATCAGTAACCGAATATTTGAGCATTACAAAAAGCATCAGAGAAAAATAGACAAAGCAGTGGCTCTTCTAAAGAGCAACGGTTATGTAGTTTATGAACGTAAAAAAAAATTAAAGGATGGGAAAAGATAGGGAGTTTTACTACATAAGAACCGTAGATTCCCATGCAATACATGAGGCAATAGAAACATTTTCTAATGTAAATAAAGTCCCTGCTAAAGATTTGAAAAATCATTGCAGAGAGAGGGAACTCGTAGAAACCCGCTGTATGATCTGGGCTTACTTAAGAGAGCATACTACGTTGTCCTTTCATGGTCTTGGTAAACTATTTAACAAACATCACTCCACAGTGATAGCAGGTATAAAGGCTCATAAAAAACATACTGAAATGTTTAGTAACGGCAGGAGAGTAAATGAAATGTATACTAAAAAGTTTTTAGAAGGCAGTCAAATACTTTCTCAAGTTATGGGTGAGCGAAAAGAACTTGCAAAAGATTTAAGATATAGAGTTGTTTTGTATACTGATGACCCAGACAAATTAGAAAACATAGAGATTCTAAGTGTTAAGGATATGACACTAAAAGAATTTCTAATATGAGTTACGAGATATTTAAAGCAAGCAAGGAGGGACAACCAATATATTGGTATGTCGTCGATGTAGTATGGCAAACTAAGAGGGGTCAAAAATTATCCGTTGTCAAATGGAATGATATGGAGTGTGTAAGTAGAGCAAAGAATCTACAGGACCTAAACAAAGACAAGGTAACGCTTCGTAATCTTGAAGACCAAACCAAGTTGACTGCTAAGAAATTAAACTTTAGAGTATGCAATATTAAGTCTCAAGAAATAGTTGGCTACTCAATAAATCACAAAGAAAAAGACTATGGAAGTGAATGGGAATAATGCAATAACCATGTTCCAATCGGTTACAAATACAAGTGAACCACATTACATAACTCTTGAAGACAGTCTACAAAGAATCAAGAACGGGAAAAGTAAAGAAAAAGTAGACAAAGTAAGAGAGGGAGATAAACAGTCAAAAAAAGAACTTCCTATTGCTTTATTCTCGGGAGTCTTTACCGGCAGAAAAGACGAGCACATACAAGGCCACAGCGGTCTTATTGTTTTAGACTTTGACCACATTGATGTTCAAGATTACAAGTCCCTTTTAGGAACTGATGAACACATACGTGCATGTTGGACGTCACCGAGTGGAGACGGGCTCAAAGCGCTCGTTCGTATAAGCAATCCTGAAAGACACAGGGACCACTTTAGAGCATTGCAATCATACTTTGAAAGGAACTATGGCCTAGAGATAGACCCTTCAGGAATCAATGTAGCAAGGGCTTGCTTTGAAAGTTACGACCCAGATCTTATAGACAATGAGTCTTGTAAAACATTTGGTGCTATGCTTAGTGAGAACAGCGAGCATCAAGAGATTGTAAAGCAAGAACTATACACCGACTACGAAAAGTTGGACATCATTGTTCACATGATAAGGAAAGCAGAGGACGGAGACAAACACAACGTTCTTTTAAGAGCATCTATATTATGTGGAGGATACATCAGCGCAGGGCGCATGGAGGAGGATGAGGCGTTGCGTGTGATGGAGCGTGAACTCTCCCGCAAAGGTGTAGAAAACATGGAACTTGCACGAAGAACAATGGCTGATGGCATTGATAGGGGTAGAAATATGCCTATTCGTGAAGTTATAGATGATGAAAACAAGATTCGTAGAGAGATGCGCATCAATGATGGCGACATGTCTTTTATTTCTTCTGACCATAGTGATCTGGAATGGATAAACAAGTTTGCAAATGGAGAGATTGAAAAAGGTTTATCTACAGGGTATAAGCATTTGGATAAATACTTTGTGTTTAAAAAGGAGTTTACCATTATCAACGGCCATAGCAATGTAGGTAAAACTACTATGGCTCTTTTCTTAATGTGTTCCGCATCCGTGATGCACGATTGGCGTTGGATTATATACTCTTCGGAAAACAAAACTGCTGCAATCAAGATGAGGCTGATGGAGTTCTTAGTTGACTTGCCTATAACTGATATGCATTATGAAGAAAGAGTTGCCGCATATAAGTGGGTAAACGAACACTTCACAGTAATCAATAACTCTCAAGTGTATAGTTACACAGACCTTCTTGTGTTTGCAGAAAAACTTATTCGACAAGAAAAGTACGATGGATTTTTAATAGACCCTTACAACTCATTAAAAACTACGATATCTAAGAACGCACAGTTGTCTTCACACGAGTATCACTATGAAGCCGCATCAGAGATGCTTACATTCAGTGTAAATAACAATATCGCTGTATGGTTGAATACTCACAGCGTTACTGAGGCTCAAAGAATCAAGGGAGAGGACGGATTACCCGTTGCCCCAAGTGCCGCAATGACTGAAGGAGGGGGTAAGTTCGTGAATAGATGTGATTCTTTCTTAACATTTCATAGAAAAGTTCAGGCAGATGACTATTATATCCGTAACCGCACAGAGATACACGTACGTAAACAGCGTAATCAAGAAACAGGTGGTTCACCTACTCCATACCAGGATCCGGTGGTGCTAGAAATCAATTCTTCTCGCACTGGTTTTACCGAACTTTCATCAGGTGTTAAAAATTTTCAGCCTTTAGCGTATAAAAACAGCAGTTTGGAGTTATATTAGAGCGTGAATGATTACGAGGAGATTATAGTAAGTCTACCAAAGCCACCGTCTTTAAATCAATTCTACTCCGGAAGGCACTATGCTGTGCGCAAAAAGTATAAGGATAAGTATTGGGAAGAGATTGATAAGGTAATGAATACTTTAGACAAGTTTGAAATGCAACAGATGTCTATTCACGTGTCTTACAACTGTAGATTTGATGTTGACAACGCTATATGTTGTTGTAAGTTTTTGGCTGACTATTTGCGTAATCATGGATACATCAAGGACGACAATCCTAAATTTTTTACATCTCAATCAACAAAGTATGACCCTTCTTTAAACAAAGATGAGTTCGTAGCAAAAATTAAATGCCATGGATACCAAGTCTCTGAGTGAAGTCTACTTCCTGGCAACGAGCAGAATGCACGAGGCCGCAACAAAACTTTACGAAAGCCTACACAGCAACGGAGGCGTTCCAAGAACAGACGCAGAAAGCCTTCACAACACCATCAGAAAGCACAAAAGAAATATAGATTCTGAATTTGATTTAATAAGGTCAGCGCTATTAGAATATTATGATAACATTGATATACCTTGATTCTCTTAGTGGTATTAACTACCACAGAGTAATGACTCCTTTCTTGAGACTGAAGTATGAGGAAGGTTTAAATATTCATTTCATAGAAAACTTCAACGACCTAAAGGAATTTGATTTAACAAAAGTCGACAACCTTGTCACAACAAGAAGAGTTTCAGTAAGTAATCACGAAGCGTTTAAAAAGTTTTTAGAAAAAAATCAAGTCAAACTAATACTTGACAACGATGATTATTGGATTCTCCCTTCTGATAACCCTGCTAAAAAATGGTATAAAGAAGTTGAGGCAGACAACATTAAAAACACTATTAAGATTGCAGACGAGATCTGGAGCCCATCTAAGTTTTTAATTAAGGAAATGCGTAAGATAAATAGGTCCGCTGTATATAGATTAGTTCCTAATACTCTTTACACTGAAGAAAAGCAATGGAAGGATATACAAAAAGATAACCCAAAAGATTACAAGGTAAGATTTGGTTATCTCGGAGCAAACGGTCATCAAAAAGACTTAGACGAAATGGGGATGACTTTTGAGAACCATGAATTGTACTGCATGAATCTTATGGATTACAGAGAGAGATTAAAAGCAAAGTATGGAATAAATGCTACAGACGTCACACAGTACGGCCATTTATATAAGTTCTTTGATGTTTCTCTAAGTCCGCTAAAAAACTCTAAGTTTAACCGATGTAAATCAGAACTGAAAGTAGTGGAGGCAGGGTTTACTAAAACTGCAATCATAGCATCCAACGTAACGCCATATAAGGAGGTTATAAAGCACGGGGAGACAGGTATCCTATGCAGTACACCAAAACAATGGAAAGAGGCCATAGAGGGCATGACATTGGGTAAGGCTTGGAGGCTTGGAGAAAACCTATATGAGTATTGTAAAAAGCACTATAATATTTCTGATATTAATAAGATACGACTCGAAGGACTAAGATGAAAACCCTAAACATACCGCCATATCTAAAGAACTATGCTCACGGCCTGACCACAATTAGAGTCAAGGATAACAAAGAAAGGTATGAGGGCACACATAAGCACAGGCCGGGATTTAAAGACTCTACCCTTTTAGGCTCCGTGCCTAGAGATTACTATACGGATTACGTAGGCATACTTGGAGAGTTACTTGTTAGGCATTATTTAGAAACGAGTGATGAGATAGTAAGATATACAGCGTCTACTTTATTAAAGAAACAAGACGACATAACCGACGACTCAGACATTATTGCTTATTCTTCTAAGGAAACCTACAGAATCAGTGTAAAGACTTGCGAGAAAACATTTAAGGCAAACAAGAGAGCAATAGATATCGAAGAAGCAGACATAGTAATATTCATTATGTTCACTTCCCCAGACACATACCTTCTTTCAAACTTTTCTCCAGATCAAGTACGCTCATGGAACGTAGTTACGAAGGCTTATTCACCTTACTATGAATTATCCCCCAACGCAAAAATGTAGTAAGTGTAAAATAGAAAAAGACCGCTCCGAGTTTCATGTAGACCGGAGCAGACCTTTGCGTATTCAAAGATATTGTAAGCAATGCAAGAAAAAACAAAACGACGGAAAGGTTGAGGGAGAGTTTATAATCTACTATTTACCAAAAGAAAGGTATGTAGGAATGACTAAGAATTATAACAGGCGCATACTAAGCCACAAAAATAAAGGCAAGAATGTAAAGCATGCATTTATTGTACTGAAAACAAAGAAAGTTAAACTCGCACATTTGATAGAAACTACATTACATCTAATAGGTTTCAAGGGGTTTCGCTATTAATAATTATGGTATCTTCGATGCCCCCACAAGTCAGTGGGATATAACCAATTTTTTATCTATAATATGGAAGACTTCGACAAATTCGTAGAGGACTTAGCGTCCGCAGAGCAACCAACTTGTAACTTTGAAAACCCAGAAGATTGCGAAGCCTGCGGCTCTTAATTAAGAAAGTAATTTCTTTTTTACAAACAGAAAGGATAGAAGCAGTAACAAAAACCAAAAAGAAAACTTGTACACCTTGTTGTACCACTTGTCGCTGTCCTTCAACACAATAGAGGGCGTAGGAACCTCTATCACACGAACTATAGTATCAGACTCGCACACAGCGTCAACCTGTATAGTATCGTAAGACCTAATTAATTTTACTTTTAATTTATCCTTAGTGATTGTGATGGTATCTTGTTTATTTAACGTGATAGTATCACGCACTAACACCGGTGCAGTTACAATTGTATCCACCACAGCAATTGTGTCTACGGTTAGTATACTTGGGTCTTTCTTTATCGCTCTTTTTAAGTGGTACTTCGCCCCACAACTGCTTAATAAGAGCGTCATAGTTAATCCGATTAGCCATTTCATTACCTAAACTGATAGTTTATACCTGCTCTTAATCCAAAGACTTGTCTGTCCCAATACCTAGTTATCTGACCTTCTCCGAATACACCCCAATTCTTACCTAGTTTCCAACCTAATACAGCGCCCGCTGTGTAATCGAACCATTGGTTTCCGTCTATGTAGTTATTGTAAGAAAACTCTTCATCTCCTACTACATGTTGGTGCAAAAACAATAGGCTTGCCCAGGTGTGTATCCAAAACTTTTCGCTGTAATGATAGTAGTCTATGCCTGCTATACCAGACAAGGAGCCTAAATACCCTATGCTGTCAAGCACGTCTCTGTTGTATCTTTTCATCAGATCTGGGAAAACGTGTCTTCTAAAATCTTCATCACTATCGGCTATCTCATTGCCCTCAAAGTCTTCCCATCTCCAATCGTAATCGTCTATGCTGTCGTTGAGGTTGTTGTCTATTCCATACATGAAGTCAGAGAACCCTTGACCATAGGCGAATGCAAACCAAGGAATTGAATCAAGCAATTCTTCAACAGGATTGTACCCGTATGGCTTGTTCTGCCTTGAAGCGATACCGATGCTAAAGTCAACTTTTCCAACGTGCATTCTAAGTCTTGCATCTGTCTGTCCATATTTTAAGTTTACCAAACCTTGAGAAAAGTATTCGCCTTTTACGAGCCAATGCTTTGCAATGTATCTAAGGAAGTATCTTTGATTCTCATACTCTCTTCCTTGTTGTCTTCCTCTGTCGTATTGAGCGAGATATTCAAAACCTTTTACACTACCTACTGTCGCATTTAGAGATATGGTAGATTCAGTTTGTCCATCGTAGAATCTGTTACGTCTATTTTCATACTCGTATCTAGCCACCCTTCTAATCCCGTAGGTGACCGTATAATCATAAGGATTCTCTACAGTGATATCCTTTATCTCACCCATTTGGTTTATGTAGTATTGTGTTCTTGCGGGAGCGGGTGTAGAGGCGAACGCGCTTGTGTAAACTGTTGCGTACTTAAAAATACCACCTATTTTTTGGGCTTGTAATACTGCAGAATACAGCACGAAAAAAGTAATTAGTATATTTCTCATTTTAGAATCTGCTTGCGCCGGTAATTTCATCAATAATTTCCTGCACATCTTTGTGTGTTATAGAAAGGCTCAATGAAAGACCAGACTCCCATCGTTTTATTTCTTTTCCGTTTTGATAAAGAATTATTGTAGGAACGGATTTTATTTTGGCGTAATCTTTGACGTCAGCATTGTCTATCCATGCATCAATAACACGAGCATCATTTATTTTCTTTAGAGGCACGCTGTTGCTAGAATTAAACTCAGCGTTATACTGCACTATCACCAAGCCTTTTGTTGGAATACTAAAGGCACACAGCAAAAAAAATGCTATGGATAGCGCTACTCTTTTCATTTCATTTCAAAAAGTCTACGTTCTATTTTGTCTAGTTGAATTTTTATTTCATCAACATCAGACTTCGTATTCATGATGGTTTCCCTGATCAGTTGGTCCTTTAGGTCATACTCTGTTCTGCCTATCGCAGGCTCAGGTAGTTCCTTTGCTTCTTGAACATCTGCTTTTAAATCAAAGTATCCAAGACTAACGATTACCGCACCGCTGATAATTAGGGCAATAGTTTTTAGAGATAGACCTACTACAGTGTCTTCTGATATTTCACTATTTTTCGCCATCAGATTTAGCAAATTTTTCTATTCCCGCTATTCCGAAACAGCCAATAGTTGTAATCACAAAGGAATTGTAAACACTTTCGTTTATTACTAAATCTTTTCCAAACGCTCCGGTTACCAGATCTAGTACCATTACGCAAACCATTACAGCAAAAGATAGTGCTCCGAGAATAGATTTCTCGTTCCAATCATTGCTGTCTTTAAATATTTCTTTCCAACTCATTTTACAAATATAAGAATATTAGTTAGGAAGTTCTATGTCGTACAGAATGTACATTTCTTCCTCTGGGCTCTTGGAAAACGTTCTTTTAATCGTTCTCTCTACGCTTTTCACAATATTAAAATTATCAAACTTTGCTGAGTAATTTGCTGCAAACTCGTAGGCTCTTTTAACTTCGTCTAACCTTGCCTGTCTGTTTACTTTTTGTGGTTCTGTTAGTTCGGTGTATGGCTCACGGAAGTTTTGGTCCTGCATGTTGTAGTAAAATTGCTTTGCTATATCTACAGGATAGTCACGGAAGATAATCGCTGTAGACAATTGTGCTGCTGTCTCTAATGGTTGCAGTTCTATGTCTGGATTTTCTTCTGCTTCTTTTATGCGCTTACGAAACTCACGAGCGATATAATTAATATTTGGAGGCACGAATGCTTCCTTAAATATATAGGACCCATAAGCGTCTGACCACTCTGTTAATGATGGCCCGATAACGTATCTGTTAAACCAACCAACATCTTGATTGTTGAGTATTGGCCTTCCATAAGAATCCTTGCCGTCTGCTAAATTAAACAGAAGTCTCGCTGCAAGGTTAGGGTCACTGAAATCCTGAGCAATATTTGTAAGGGTCTTGTTTCTTGATATTCCTTCACGACCATAAATAAGCCCCTGTATTTCATCATAGGGGTCTTCTGAACTGATGTTTGCGAAACGAATCTTTCCCTTGTCATCCATATCTACAGCGACAATATTAGAGCCCTGCATCCAAGGGGGGAGAATATAATTGGTACCTCTCGCTTGTTGGCCAAGTTCTTCCTCCTCATCGTCTTCTAAAATTAAATTTGCTACCGCTTGATAACCCATTGTAGAGGCACCTGCAAGCAATATACCCATAGTTAATGAGCCAACCCCATCGGTCATAAAAGCAGACCTTTGAGATTTTGAGAGGTTCTGATTAGTCATTGCCTCGCTTAAATCTGCAACTGCATTTTTATATATACTAAAGAAACTACGGAACGCCTCAACACGGAAAGACAAGAAGTCTCCGAAAGGTGTTTTAAATAAGTTTCTAAAAGCAGGATGAATACGAGACATCGTAGGCATGTTCTGTTTAATGCGCTCTGCTGTCATCTCATCTACTTGCTGTTGCTCTGATGCGCTTAATTCACCGTATGATTTACCTTCTGGATTAGATGCTAGTCTTTTTGCAAAGTTTTCACGTTTCGTGAGGTATGCAATCATCTTGGTATAATCATCAATAAATCCATACTGATAGGCAATACGTGCAGCACGGGTACCCATCTTTCTCTGTGCTTGTTTTAATCCTTCAGGCAACCATTTCCAAGCAACCTCTGGAGACACTCCATTGAGTTGGTCTATAAAAGATTGATTAATATCTGTAAACAAACCCATATTTGGAGATGAGCCAAGAAGCCCAAGTTCCCCCATTCTGTTTAACACTGTCTCTACTTCAGGGTCTGCAACACCATCTTTCATTTTCTTAAAACGATTCTGTAAATCTTTCATTACAGTAAGGCCTCCTCTGTGTTTGTTGTAAGGCAATACGAAGTTAGCACCCAAGAAGTACCAACCACCCATGATATTCTTTCTCCATGTCGGTAGGTTATACAGGACACGTACTCTACGCATTTGCAAAAGCAGTTTATAATACGCCTGTAGTGCTTTGCTGTCAGATTGATACAGCGGAGTCTGCTTAAGCATACCTGCGAAGTCATTCTTCACTGCCTTACCGTTCATTGGTGATTTTTTCTCTGTAATTACAGTGTAGTTTTTCTTGAAGTAATCGTATACAGCCGAATACATCCCATCTCTTTCTGCTTTGCTGTCTTTGATTCGGTTTCCATCCTGATCAACAAGTTCATCTAAACCAACTCTTTTGTAAAAATCTACAAGACTTTCTCCTTTTTGTATAAGCCCAGTGTCTCTCCCTAAATCTACAAGTTTTGAAAACGAAAGCAAGTCCTTTTCAAGTTTTTGAATCACACTTTTTGTGATAATCAAATCTCCAAGATTGCTTTGCTGTGCGATTTCGTTTACCCTATCTGTAAGCGTAAACTGTTGCACCATATTTGTCAGCGTAGCAATGGTTTGACTAAACTTGATGTAAGGGTCTTTCTCTACACCAAGGTAATCCATTAGTTCTACAGGAAGGTCTTTTCTTTCTCGTAACTTTTTTGTAGGTATTCTCATTTTACCTAAGTCTCTAGAACCTGAAAGCCCTTCTCCGTAACTTCCTTTTTGTTTTTCAGCCGCTTCCTCAAGAGCCCTCAAGGCATTGTTTGCGCTTTTTCTTATGGCATTTATTTCTTTTTCATTAAACTCAACATAACGAAAAATATCGTCCATATTCGTGGGGTCAAGGTCATTTTTTCTCATCTCCCGTTCAATTTTTTCAGTCATGTTCTCGTCAATATCATAACCCCTTTCTGCTATCTTGCCTTCTATCATTGCCTTATACGCGGCTCTGCGTAACTTGGGGTCAAACTTAAAGTTCGGGTCAGTGAACGCACGATAAGTTCTTGTACCGTAATTCGCTGTATTATCTATGATTACATCCTGTAATTCTGTGCTTAGTTTTGCAAACACAGAACTGTTCTGAATAGACTCTTGCATAGACGCACGCACTGCTCGCAATCTTCCAAGTTGATTTGCCAACTCTGGATTTATTTTTATTAAGTCGTTAAGGGCTGATTCTCGTATCTCATTGTTTTCTCCAAACAAGTAATCGTTAGCAAGATTTGCCGCCTGCTCTCGTTCAGAATCTGAAAGTTTATTTGTGATTTTGTTTACCTGACGTAGCGCTAAGAAAAATCTGTTGATATGTTGTACATTAATTGATTCGGAAACCTCTAGTGCTTGTAATACATCACGACGTGTGGCTCTTAATCTGTCTACCCCTAATGTTTTCTCAAGTCTTTTAAGAAAGTTTTCCATTCTTGGCTTAATAAACCCAAGAACTTTTTCCAAAGGGTCAAGCGTTTTGTCGTAGTTCTCGGGATCTGGAATACCCGCAACATTCTCGCTTGGTGTTGTCTCCATTTCTCCAGTAGGCTTTTCAAATCCAAACTCATCAACTTCTGTTACTTCTTTTGTTTCTGGTCTTCTTCTTTGAAATCTATCTGTTTTTAATCTTTCAGACATAGTTACCTGACTAAGGTCTCCGCCTGCACGAACCGTATCTGCAAGTCCGGTCATATAAGCAGCAAGGTCTTTAGCAAGAGCAGCGTCCTCAAAAATCTGAACACGTTGTCCTGTAAGTTTGCCAACTACAGCGTTTAAAAAAGCCTTTACTTCTTCTAAAAAAGAAGGCTCAAAAGCAATACGTTCATCTGCAAGTAGACCTCCAAGTTCAACCATAAACTCTTCAGACCTATAGGCTCCCGCGCTAGTTTCATCTTCTCTTTCTAAATACCTATTCGTAAAAGCATTTAATTCTTTTACATTGGATTCCTTGAGTCTGCGTACAATTAACTTTCTAAACTGATTGAAATCAATTGGGTTGCCATTAAAAAACTTTGCAAAAATGTTGTGATATATTTCATGGTATGCTGCGCCTTGTGGTGTAAATCTATCTTGTGTTCCTCTTCCCTCAAGAGTGCTTTCTTTTAAAGGTATTTCAACTGCAATTTTGTTTGGAACATCAGTTTTTTCTCTTTTAAAACCAGATGTGATTGCTGCACTGCCCTTTAACTGATTAGAAGCAAATCCTGCATTTTTACCGGCTTTCTTATACCCTCTTCTTCCAAAGCCAACATTAAAAACAGCGGCATCAGGTTCAAGTTTAAGCATAGACTCACTTGCAAGAATTAATCTTGCAAGAGTACGTTGCTCGAGAGGCGATATTCTTGTGCCGTCTGGATATACTCCTTCATCAAGCATTTGTCTTAGAGCGCCTGCATCGTTCTTGTCAAATAGATTAAAGAAACCTTTCTTGTTTCCTTCAAACTTTTGACGAGCCTGATTAATACTAATGTGTCTTGAACTGCGCCCTAGGTCTTCCTCGCGCGCTTGAAGTATTCCACTAATCTGAGCCTTTGCTCTGCTTGTTTGCGACTCGGGTACGTCCCCAAGTTCTTGCCTTTCTTGCTGAGTACCCGGTACTTCTTCGGCCCTATCTTCCTGATCATCTCTTACTTGTCTTGGTTTAGCGGCTACTAAATCGTCTAATGCTTTTGAGTTTGACTGCATTTCTTCCTCAATAGCAGCCTGTTCTTCTACTGAAAGGTTATCTGCTTTTCTTAAAACCTCTGCCGCTGTATATATTTCTTTAGACAGTTCTGCTGCCTGTATTTTTTGTTGCTCGTCTAATTTTAATACCTGTTCAGATAAGTCTCTTAGTAGGTCGTACTTTTCATCTCGTAACCTGCGAATCTTTCCTTCTACCGCTTTTTTGACAGTAGGGTCTTTTTGTTGAGACTCTCTTAGTTTGGCTATTTCGTTATCAATGCTTGCTATCTCTCCGTTGTTTATAAGAAAGGCAACTTCATTTGCATCTTTTAAGTCTGATTGGTTTTGTGTTTCAGCCCAATCTATGTATCCTATTTCTCCGGGAGTTTTCCCTATCCTTCCCGCAAGCCTGTAAGCCATCACAGGTGCGGCAGGACCTATCTCAGCGAACGCCTCTAAAGCAATGTCTCGTGGACGGATTTCTTCTCCTGCTACAAGTTGACCTGTCAGTTCACCACCACCACCAAGACCCGCTTGTACTAATGTTTCTGCTGCAAGTACCTTTGCTGCTTGATTTCTTGCAGATTTACTTACTGATTTTACTACTGTTTTACCAATCTTACCTGCTACGCCACCGGAAACAGCATCAAATATACCAATAGGTATACCTCTCTTTAATCCCTTGCTTCTGGCTTTCTTCATTATCTGCTCGTTTTCTACAGCATCAGCCAATACCTGCGGGTCTGTTACATCTACACCTTCCTCTCTAAGAACATCCATAATAGAATGACCATACTCTAAAGCAAGAGAGGTTGCCCCAAAGTATCCTGAAGTTGCACCGACACCTGCAGCAACAGGAACAGTTATACCTGCAAGAGGACCACCGGCTAAACCTACACCTGTTCCTACACCGACACCTGCAGCGAGGCCTTCAATACCCGGTTTAATCGCTGTAGCCATTGAGATTAAGGACTCAGGTATTGTTCGTATTACATCTAATACAAAATCATCTACAGCGCTTCCTGATTCATCGTATAAATAATCTGAATCTCGCACAGCATCTCTTTGTATAATGCTGTTTAAGTATGCAATCTTTTCATAATCCATACCCGCTTGGCTTTGCTCACCCATTGCTATCTCATTAGCAAGGATACCTCCTGCTACTGCTCGATTCCAGAGTCTACCTATTTCGCTTGGGTTGTCGTCTATAATCAAAGGGTGCTCCCTCATGGTACGAGTATGAGGTCTTTCTGAATCTAGTGTGCCGTAATACTGCTGTGCTATATTAAAAACCTCTGGAGATAGTTTTGCCTGCAACTGATCAAGACCTATCCCTTTATTCTTTGCTCCTTCTAATGCATCAAGAAGCCCTTTGTTAATCGCCTGAGAGTCAGATTCGAGTTGAGTAGAGAGTGAACCCGTACTTCTTACCGAAGGCTCTGATACTAATACCGAAGGACTGGCGATTTGAGAATCTTCGGTACTGGCTTTTTTTTTTGAAAAAAAATCTTCAGCGACAACCAATACTTCATCACTAAGTTTTCCTTGCATTTGCTCAAAGGTTACACCTTTGTTATAAGCATCTTCAAGTGCTTGTAATAGTTTTTCGTGGTTCATAATTTTATTTAATATCTATTCCGAATTGCTCTGAAAGTTTTTTCTTGATATCAGCACGAGCCTCTATTCTTTCCTGTGGAGTCAAAGAGGCAATCCTTCCGTACTGCTGTCTAACTAATTCTGTTATAGCATTAGAGTGGCCTCCTGTTCTTTTTCCTAATGCAATCCAGTCTCCATAACTTAACTCAGGGAAATAAGTCGGCCTTGGTATTGTAGTTGCTTGTACGTTAAAAGGAAGACCTTCAGGGGGGAGAGGTACATCTTGAGTTGGTCCTAATCCTGAAACAAGATCAGCAATATCAGAAATTCCTTGTTCTATTTTCTGTTCTGTTAAACCTGGACCATCTTGGTTAACAGGCTGAGTTTGTCTTCCTGCAAAGTTTCTTGACCAATAAGGAAGCATGGCCTTATAGGTTTCTCTTATTTTTTCCCCTTGACTTGCATTGCTTAATCCGGTTAATGGAATCTCATCTGCAAAAACCAGAGTACGAGCAACATGCTTGTCCTTGTCTGCTTTGCCGGTTATTACGTCTTGGTTGAATCTAACTACAGCGACTTCTCTTCCATCATCATTTATACCGATAGACTCAATAAAATATTGAGTTCCGTCTTGGGCAAGATATGAAGGCTGAGTACCTTCTATTAGGGCATGCACATCCATTCCTGCGCTCACTGCATTTGGCTCTTCTCTTTTTACTATTTGCCCTCTTTCGTTTGGAGTTAAAGGAGGAGAGTACTGTACATCTCCTATCATCGCTGTAAATATATCAGGTGTTGAAGCCGACCGAGCAGCAGCATTCTCTTGTGCTGTAATTCTTGCTTTAGTTCTATAAGTGTTTAGGTCTCTTTGTGTTTTCTCTTTTTCAGTTTCGATATCGCTAGCAAGCATGTTGGTTAATGCAGTAGTCACATACCCTGCATATTGACCAATATATTGTGCTCTAGCGTCATCAGAAAGATTTTTAAGTGATGAAATATCTTTCATTGTTCCGTCAAGCGCACCTTGTTGATGCATAACATAAGCGATTGCCTGATCTTCTTCTTCTTGAGAAAGAGCATTTGCATTAAACCAAGCACCAACAGAATTTTGTATTGCTTGTGGGTTTATCTCACCAGACTCCTCGGTATCGTAAAACCTATTGATGCCCCCAGAGGTTTTTAAATTCTGTAAAATAGAACCTGCTGCGGCATTAGGAGATATTTCTGTTAATGCATATCTTCTTAAACTTGCTAACTTTGGCAACTCATCAATCGCTTGCTGAAAACCAATAACTGGAATGTTTAACTCACGTGCAGTTTGTAGTTGCTGAAGAATATCAGCAGGGTCATTATATGCAGAGGGGTCTGCTAGTACAGTTGATTCAATGTTATTAATCGCAGTAGAGTAGTTCAAAGCATTTGCAGCGTGGTCCTTGTATGTGTTATACATACGTTGTCTTCTAGCCTTTGCTTTAAAAGACATATCCCCTGAATCTAAGTCAGCCTCAATAGCATCCCATTCAGCCTGCAACTCATCCTGCATGCCGGGTGTAAAAGAACCCCGCTCTTGTTGGAATTGGTTTAAATATCGAAGTTTTCTTTCTTCCTCAAGTTCCCTTCTTAATTTTGCGTTTCTGTATATTGCACCATAATCTACGTCAGGAATTGACGATGCTATGGACATAAATGTAGATGTATCGGCCATTTTATTTAAACTGTTCTTGATTTAGTAAGTTACGAACGAATATATGTAGTTCTGTATCTCCTTCTTTAGAAAGTTCGAGAAGTTTTTCAGCCTGATCTGGATTGAATATGTATTCGCCCCCTGTCATTTCTCCTATCTTTTCCCCTTCTTGTACTATATCTATTGGATTACTATCATGAGAAAATTCACCAGGGGTTTTCTCAACTTCTTCTTTTAGTGGGTTTTTTTGAACTCCCCCTTCTTCTCTATTTTCGTTATCATCGTCATCGTCATCTACGTCTCCATCAAACAAAGTGTCTCCTGCAACCTCTGCAGCCCCTTTTGCTATATCTGAGAATCCAGAGAATTTTAATGTTGCTGCCGCATCACCCGCTAATTGAAGCCTGTCTAAATTACTTCTTGTTCGGTCAGCCATTTGTTGCATCTCAAGGTCTTCAATCGCTTGATTAACCCTTGCGCCTTGTGTTCCAAACTCTTCTATTGCTTCGCTTGTAGCAAGATTAGTTGCCCTGACTAAGCCCGGAGTTGCTGATATAACAGCACGAGAGCCTCCTGATTGTTCGAGTTGTTCCGCTGCAGTTGCTTGCGCTCTTAGTGCAGCATCTATAGCACTTTGTGCATCTGTTTCTTGTTTAGCAATACGCTGTCTTGCGGCTTGTGTTCTTATGGCACCTTCGGCGATTTCATCTGCTTGCGCCATTTTCTTTTTTGCTTGGCGCTCTTGATATGCACCGACTCCTGCTTTGATGGCCCCTGCTCCTATGTTTATCAAGCCTCCTACAAAAAAATCTTTATACTTATTCATAATGCAAAAATACTACTTTATCTACTTTCCTTGTTGGTTGTGTAGATTAGACTTATTATATATAAAATTAATCGCATACAATTCATGCGCTGAAGTTGAAGAGTTAACCAGTTTTGCTTTTAAATAGTAGTCTCTAATTGTATCTCCTTCAATTGCAGAGTTTGCAATTAAAACTATTTGGTCATCTGCTGATAGACCTGTAATCGTCGCATTGCACTCCAATTTTTTCTCGCTATTTATTGATACAGCATATCGCTGTAATGGGACTAAATTAGAACCACTGATTTTAAACAACGCCGTAGTAACACCTAGCGGGAAACTCATGTTGTTTATTGTGTTTTTAAATGTTATAAAAGCGTCTGATCCCGTAATAGAAGAAACACTTCCTAAGCCAAACACCTCAGAGGTTCCGCTAACAGAACTAATATTAGCAGTTGCCGTATAGTCCACATTATTGGTTGAATCTTGATGAATAGCACCGTAGTAAAACCCTTCTTTTTCTTCCCATATAGAAGACGCTATTGTGCTTGTTTGGTCGCTGTTTGAAAGAGTTGCTGTCCAACTTGAGTTATTTCCTTCTAAACTTATAGCCTCATAAGCCTTTACCATAGATGGATTAAAGTTAGATATACACTCTATAATACTATCTCCTGCAACTCCGTAGAATGTGTTTCTGTTAGCGCTAGGATTGTGTTCATAAATAGCACCATCTTTAAATGTGTATATACGATCAGAAAGACCTGCAAACTCCTCTGCTATATACGAATACCTTGTAGTCCAGAAGTTAGACCTAACATCATAAGCGATGGTAAATGAAGGCAGTGTTTCACTAGGGGTTGCTATGGTAAATGAAGAACCTGATAATCCTGTGTTTGGAGTTATCTCCTCTGTACTTTGACTATACACTCCTGTATGGAATGCTTGATAAGCAGATGAAGTCATTAGTGTAGGAATGTTTGCATTAGCACCAGTAACAACGGGAGATAAATCTTCTGATATTCCTACGATTGGGTTATTGGTAAGTTGGTCTATTAAAACCATTGCTTTACCTGAGTCTTCCCAGTTTTCTTCTGAGCACTCCCATTTTCTTGTGTCGTTATTAAAATCAAACGTCAGAGAGTTATCGTATACAGCGGTTACATTAATAATCGTGCCTCCGCTATTCGTTCTTCCGTTTCCGCTCGCTGTAGTAGAAGCACAGGTGTTGTCAATACTAAGCGCTGATGTAAACAAAGCAGGGGAACTTATTATGTATTCATAGTTCTCCCTATCCATCCCCGCTCTATACCTTCTATTTTTAGCAGATGTGCTTGTAGCAAACATCTTACTCTTAAAGAATGAGTCTACTTGAATTTCACTAATAATAGACATCCCTGATTGGAAGTTAATTCTAAGAACCTTTCCTGCCTTTGCATCAACAAAGAACACTGAACCCCTATAGTAAGCCACAGATTCAGGATTGTTGTTTACCCCGTATTCTCCTACATAATATTTTACTGGACCTACAACCTTATTTGTAGCAGTTAGTGATTCTCCATCGTTCGCTGTAAGTATGTTTCTGCCTATAGGAATGATTCCACTTCTGCGCTCGTGTATTACATACAAGAACTCATCGTAAGGAATCAGTGATTTTAAAGACCCATAATCGTATGATAAGTCTTTAAAGTTTTGTGTAGTAATGTTAAAAGAAGAAAGACCTAATTTATTAGCCTCAAATGCAAACGGGTCTGAGTATGTTATTGAACCGTACCTTTTAATTCTTTTTGCATCAGGCAGGTAAGCAAAAGTCTTTCCTAAAGAACAAAATTCTGAAGGATAAAAATCACTTACACGTGGGTCTTCTATAAAGTCTACAATTGCATTTTGACTAAAGGCCTGAGCCATGTTTCTCCAAACGTCTCCTTTTCTCGGGGCACTACCATAGTACAAGGTTCTTAATCTATAATAAGAGTCCCCTTGATTAAACTGAACGACTACATCTGGATTGCTTATAGCACCTGACGTTGAAGTAGCACCGGGTGTATATGTTGCAGTTCTATCTATTAAGTACACCTTGTAGGAGTATCCATCTGTGCTAGGATTATCAGAAACATTGCCCACTTGTGCAGAAAATACTCCGTTGCCTTGGATGTCCATAAGGTCACCTTTGTATACTTTTTCTTGGGTTTCTATTACTACAGAGTCTCCGCTTTGAGATATTATCTTAGAGTTTATACCTGTGCTAGTTACCCTTTCGCTTTGATGTGTTCGGTCACTATTTACCGCTCTGTTTTCACCTATTTGATAATAGAATGTTTCTTCAAAAGCATCTGACTCTCTGTATATCTCTACAACACACTTATTGTTCCAGTTAGAGTTTCCATCAAGAATACTGCTTATGTCAAAGCCCTCTGTTCCGTTATCTTCAATAACTAAAAAGTCTCCGGTAGTATTTTGTATTGCTGCCTTTGAACTTCTGTCTAAAAGAGGGTTGGTGCTAATATCCGCTAAAAGAGTATCAAATCTTGATATTCTAAAATCTGCTGTGCTTTTTACATCATCACCATATCGAACAATTCTTAATCTGTCGCCCTCTGCGAATCCATAATTAATAAGTGCTCCTTGCTGATTATCGTAAGAATTTGCTTTGCTTTGAAGTGTGTTTAAGGAAAGGTATATTGTTTTAGCAGAACCAAAAGAACCTTGTGTGTCATCATTTAAAGCAAGATACGCTCCTCCTATAGAATACTGTAACTTATTTTTTATGGAACCTTGTCCTGCATATACTATTCCGTATCTCTCTGCCCATTCAGGCGCCTCGTTTTTTAGGATTCTAAAAACTATATCCGCCCGACCATCTAGATTGTTTTCTCCAGATCGGTTATTGGTATGTTCAATAAATGGGTCTTCAGATAAAGGCTGAACCCCTGACGGTCTTCCTTTATCATCATAATATATGATTCCAAACTCATGAGATGCACCTGATTTAAAAGCACGATTTCCTTCCATGTCGCTTTCCTGTATCAAGAAACTGCCTCCTTGAGTTACATAAGAACCGTTTCTTTTTACAACAGCGCCTTTTCCATGCTGATATGCCTGATTGCTGATAAATCGTCCTTGCATGTTAGGTATTCTAGAAAACGTAGGTATAGCAGATAGTAAACCATTTATGTTTGCTTCTATAATATCAAACTGAGAACTTGTTCCGTCTGCTTCTAATACCTCAGCCTGTTTAGTTCCAAATGTTAGTTTGTTTAAGGCTAATGTTGCTTTACTTATAGATAACTTAAAGTACATTTTTCCTGCAGCGGTGGCTCCGGTAGTTGGATTTTCATTCCTATTTATCTCTCTTAGCCAAACATCCCCATATCCAAAAAACGCTCCTGTCTCTTCATTTGCTAAAGTATCCCCACCTGTACGGAAACCACTGAAGCCCGCCTCTCCTGCTTGAGGAGAATATTGAATCGGATACAAACCGTTCAGTTCCTCAGAGATAATTGTCATCACCCCATCTAATGTAGTGCCTGCGGGTATTTCTAAAACTTTTCTTACTTGAATTCCACTGCTTATAAGTTTAATCCCATCATCTATTCTTCTTATGGGCACAATGTCTTCTCTGGTGTCTGAGGTATTTTTTTGAACTGCAAATCTAATTGTAGGAGGACCATTTAATGTCCCCTCAACATTTAGACCAACCTCATTTCCGCCGGCGCCTGCAGTTGCTCCTGAAGTAACAATCTTATATCTAAGACCTGACAGCGCCTCAAGTTTATTTGATTGACTTAAGTTTAGGCTGAGTCCGCCAGTCTTGTTTCTATTAACACTAATCTCACTAGTGTCTGTACTACGGAAAAACGTAAAGTCTCTATTTTTTCCTAACTCGTTTGTAATCATTATCGCACCATCATTAAATGAGAACGATAACAAAACCTTAGAATCAGTTTCTACTGTTGCCGGCAAAGAGGACAAATCTATCTCTATACCTGCACCTTTTTCAAGTTCGTCATCAAACTTATTCACCTGTATAGAAAAAGTATCAGGCTTTGCATAGTAATTAGGAACCGCTGTAGCGTCTATGTCAACATTGTTATACCCTTCTGTGTATCCCCCATAGAAAAGTCTACCCTGCGATATTGCTTGGCTATCTGCTTTTTGAGGGACGTTGTCGTAAAACTTATCTTGAGTTAATGCTGATAGTCCTATGTAGTTAGACTCGTTTCTAAAAGGAACTACAACATCAGCAGTTCCATGATTGTTATCAATGGTTTCGATTAAAAAGAATGCAGAATCTTTATCACCAAGCCTTGCGTAAACGTTTATTTCTTTTACATCAAGATTAGACTGCTTAACAGTTATGTCTATTTGATTCTTTTTTGTTCTTTCTTCAAAAGTTAAAAATCCATCTTTTAGTTGATTGTCAGATACAGACAATTTAGAATAAGGACTAAGCGCGCTATGCTCTCCATCAAAGTATACGTACTGATAAGCAAACTGAAAGTTCTTATCAAATATGTCATTTTGGGAATACTTTGTATTTGTAGAGAATGATATAGTCGGCGGAGAAAGAGGTGGCTGTTTTGCAACAGTAATATAATTGGTTCTTTCCTGAACGGTGCCACTGCTAAACGTAGAGTCATATCCCCCTACTCCCGAAAAGGTTTGTTCTGCAATAGTAGCGTTAATCTTTTTAGGCTCTGTAACACCATCATTAAAATACAAAAGTGTATCGTTGTTAGACAGCGTTACAATGCTCGCTGTAATGAACCCCTCTTTTGAAAAGTTTAATACAGCATCTTGATAAACGATGAATGTTTTCTTTGCATTCTGATCGTATCTAAATATCGTGTGATTGTTAGAGCCATTATATACAAAATAATAAATCTGAGCAGAAGCATCGTCTGCTACAGCGCCAATCGCTACATTAACACCTGAAGGCATGCTACCGTTTTCAATTGATGAAGAACGAAGCGTGTTTCCCCAAGCGTTTTTTAATACAAGAGCATCCTCCTCAACATCAACAGACACACGGATATTTTGCGCATCTGTCATCTGTGTGGACTTTATTAGGCGCTCATCGTCGTCTGTATTTAGAGAGCGAGGAAGTAATTTATCTATTCTCGGCATCTATTATGCTTTTGGACTTAGTTTGAAGTTTCTTCTACTTGTGCTCAATGCATCAAACTTATTAAATGATTTAAGTCTTGCATTAGCCAATCTTCTTTCGTTGTAGTATTCTTTGCGTGCACGTTGTTTTTCTATCGCAGGAACACTTGACTTACGCATGATTACCTTATAATAAATATATGCGCGTAATGCTTCTTCTGCATATACAGGAACACAAGGGTTATCAGACTTTGCTGCATCAGATATATATTCTAAAACAACTTGTGTGGTACTTGAAACTAAAGATATTTCAATTCTGTTTTCTTCCCAGTTGATTCTGTACTCCCCTGCACCTTGTCCTCCACCAAGACCATATAGTCTACCTACAGTGGATTCGTAAATAAAGTTTCTAAAAACATAAGAGTCAAAACCAACAAGATAGTCTGGTATAGAATCTGCGGGCTGATCTGGGAGAAGATTTATGTTTTCATTTTCAGCAAAAACATACACTAACCCATCAAGACCAAGTTGACCAAGTTTTACTATGTCTACAAAATCAGAAGGAAGTTCTACCGTTCCTAATGTTTCATTTACTTCTAGCAACGTGGTTTTTATGTTGTGCACCATATCAAAACTAAACTCACGTATACCTCTCAGGGCATATTGACGAAGCATATAGTCTGTAGCATTAGACCCATAGTCGTCTGAGTCTATACCCATGATATAATCGTTGATTACTTTATCTACTGTTACGTACGCTTGGCTCATTATTGTTTCTCGTCTTTAGTTGTTTCGGTGTTACCATAAGTGTACAAGTCTCGGTCTCTTAGGTTTACTCCTGCAAGCAAACATATTTCATTTACTATTTCTGTAAAGTAATGCTCTGGTAATTCAAAGTCTACACTGTTCGCAGCGCTGTAAATCTCTACACCTGCAACAGAAGACGTGTATCCAAAAGAAGGAGACGATGTTGACTTTGCTCCTGTAGTAGGAACTATGCCTTGTGGTAACTTGTAGTACCTGAGATTTATCTTAGATATACTTGTATTTGTATTTGGAAAAACCTCAATGTTGTCTCCAATAAGAGCAACGGGAGATTCATCAGAAGGTGCAGACAGGTCACTATTTAGTATTCTGTCAATGTGTTCTTCGTTATATACTATTTGAACAAGGGGTTGTTTCTTTTCTCCAAGAATTGTTTTCCCTACCGTACTAATAGATATTACACGTGCAAAGTCACTTGGCTTATCTACAGCACCAGAAGTCAATGTAAGTTCTGACTTCTTTGCAAAAGTAGATAGGTCTTCTTGAATGCTTTTTGTTTTCGCAAACTGTCGAGGTCCATCAAACTGTGCGCGTCTTAGTCTATTTGCTAAAGTAGTATCAGTAAACATTCTATTAAAAATGTTCATCTGTGCTACGCCTGCAAACTGATTGAATATAGCGGGTGTAATGAATCCTCTCTGATCCTTGTTCGCTATATCTTTTACTGCTTTAAATACTCTTTCTACACTTGCCATATACCTTTTGGCTTTATAGCAAATATACGAATAAAAAAGAGGGCCTTTTGGGCCCTCTTACGTGTTTAACCGACTCTTGATTTTCTATGCTTAAGAAAACAAGATGGTGCAAAATTAAGAAAGTTTTTCTAATCTAGAAACTAATTCTTCATAAACAGTAGCACCTTTTTCTGTTAGACAGAATCTAACCATTATATCAGTAGGGTCTTGACCTGCAGGCACAGAAAGAATTAACCTTCCGCTGTCAAACCAATACACTCCATCTGGTTTAAATGATAGTATTTGAAACTCTCCTGATTGAATGACAGCAGAGCGAACTTTTACTCTTGGGTCATCGAACTTTGCAATAAAATCTTTTGGATTTGCTTTTGCTTCGCGTAATAATTCTCTTCTTATATCTATCATACTTTGACTAATGTTTATTCCATAAGTCAATGCGACAGAAAGAATTTCATCTGACTCTTTGTTTCTGACCAAAGCAACAGCATCGTGAGTTAAAAACTCTTGCTCCATTTCATCCTTAGAGTCCCCGCTTCTGTCTAACACTTTAAAGACTCCTCCGCCATTAGCCATATTTTGAGGATGTAATTCTAAGAATTTTTTAAGATTAGGTTTATCTACAGGTACAGCAAGAACGCCGTCTCTAAACATTACATGAGAACGCACAGCATTTGCACTTTGCTCATCTGTAAAAACACTTGGCTCTCCTGGACAGTAACGAATTGTACGAACTTGATTTGATTCTTCATCGTACACACTTGCTTGTGGTTTAATTACTCGAAGTATTCCTCCACCTTCTGGTATTTCAAATATCGTGATAGTAGGTGCGGAAGATTCTTTTTTGATAACCTTATAGCCTTCCTTTTTAGCCATAGGTTTTTTCTTTACCGCTGTAGCGGGTTTTGTTTGTGTTGCCATTATAAATAAAATTAAAAAATTAAAAAAAGGAGAGAGGCAACGCCTCCCTCCAATAAGTTGTTACTATTCTTTAAGAAGAATGTGTTGGTTTGCTGCACGAGTTACCAATGCGCACTCAGAACGATAGTTAAACTGTAAGTCGTCTGTGTTTGCGTTGTTTACTCCTAAAATAGAACCTGTCATCCAGTGCTCCATTTCACGGCTGTAACCGTTAGTGTCTTTGTAGTTCATTTCCAATGCCGCTGCACGAGTTCCTGTTTTAGGATCAACTACAGTGGTTAATGGAATCATTGCTCCGTGGAATAGAGCGGATTGACCTAACAATGTTGGGTCGTTCAGTAACTTCCAAGATTTTTTATGGAAAGTATATCCGCCACGCTTAAATGAATCGAAACCAAGTTCCTCTCCACGTCCACCGAATGCACTAAGACCACTTGTAACGCCACCAGTAGCAAAACCTGCTGCACCATTTAATGAAGCCACCATGTCGTCGATTGCAATCGCTTGCGAAGTATTTACGTACATAGCATACTCTGGAGCAGCACCTTGCTTGTCAAGTTCTTCGATTATTGCTTGCAAATCAGCAAAGTCGTTCACTTTATCTGATACGATACCACGGTCTTCAATTGCAGAGAAGTAACCTTCGCTGCTTGTTACATTAGCACCTACACCAGTTAGTGTGTTTCCTACTGTTTGTCCAAGAAGCATCATCATTTCACGCTTGTCTAAGAAACGAGCACGAGTGTCCATTTCTCCTTTTACGTACCAACGGTAGTCTCCGTTACCTACATTAACCCAACCAACATTGGTTGCTTGAGAACCTGTAACCTTGAATACCTCTTTGACAATCATATAAGGGTTAGTGCGCTTAATTACGTTTGACTCTAAGTAACCAGTGTTTTGATCAGATCCTTGTGCAAACAAGTTACCGATTACTGGAATTGTAAGATTAGAAGTCGCTGCGGTAGCACCAAGATTACCGTTAAGAAGTTCAACTGTGTAATCTGCTGTAGCGTTGTGAGCAATTTCACCTGTTGGAGAAATCGCTGTAACAATTGCGCGCTTGTCGCCACTGAATTTCGCGGTTCCATCTTTGTCAGTAAGAAGCACTACATCATTTAAACGCAATACAGAAGCATCAGATGTTGCTTTCTTTAAAGTTAAAGTGGTAGCAGTTGACGCTGCTGTTGCGTCTAATTTAACTGCAGCCGTAGAGTGTAAACGGGTTTCTTCCCAGTATTGAATCTCATCGTTTGTACCGCTTGCGCGTACGGCGCCGGTAAGGCTTAGAAACCCCGTAAGGCCCCCTGAGATTTGCTGATAACCGTATGTTTTAACCAATTGGTCACGGTTGTCAGGTGCGTTGATTTCGTCAATGAAATCTGCCAACGAAGAATATTTCGCCGGGTCTAATCTGCGGAATACCGCATCTTTTCCTCCATTAAAAACTGGAGGTTGTCCTGTCGCTATTGCCATGTCTATTTATTTTATAGCATTATTATTTTAAAAACATTTGTGGTCGTCCGAGCGCATCCATTACTTGTTGCGCTACAGAGTCCTGTTGACTTGGCTCTGTGTTAGTCTGTGGTGCTTGCGGGTCAATGTTTGCTGCACGCTCTACGATTGTGCGCTGTCCATCACTTAATCCCTGTTGGTATATGCTCTGTAAAATGTTAGGGAGATTATCCGTAACAGTTCTGTGCATGTTCCAAAGGTCGTGGTCCCATTCTCCTGCGTTGTCCACATACTTATCAAAGAACGAAGTCATGTCGCCATTCTCTTTTGATAAAGTATTTCGATAATCTTGGGATACGCCATAATTAAACGAACGTCCATTTGGTAGTTCAAAGGCAATTTCGCCTAACTCTCCAAGTGACTTTGAGTTTGTAGCCATCCAATTATCATCAAAAGGATTATCAATTTCCTCTGGTGACGTTTGTGAAGGTTGCTGAACAGGTGAGGTGTACTCATTTCTAAGTTCACCAATACTTTCTCTGGCCTTCTGTGCATCAATTTTTAACTGCAAGTTTGCAAGCCTTACTTCTTCCTCGCTGTACACTGAAGAGTCGTTCTGGTATTTAGACTTGATTAATAAATCAATCTCATCATTACCTAACGATGGATATTCACTCGCCATGTGTACACGCATTACAGTACGATCATCCATTTCGGATGGGTCTAATGACTGATAGCGAAACCAATCTTCGGGTGAACGCCCGGTCTTCTCGACGAAGTCAGCAATAACTTGAATTCTTGGGTCAAGTTCTGTTGCAGGTATAGTGTCTTGAGATTCTATAGGTTCTTTACTAGGCGCATTCGCTGATTCACTAAGCGTAGAAAAGAAATCCTCTAATCCCGATTCAACTTCATTATTCAAAGAACTTTGCTCTTGCACAGCCGCTTGTTCTTGCACGGGTGCTTGCTCTTGCGCAGGCTCTTTTGCTTGAATGGGCTCTTGTGTTTGAGCATCATTTTGTTGAACCTCTTGTTGAGATACAGCGGGCTCCGCTTGCACCTCAGTTGCGCTTGGTTCAGGCGCGTTTTCTTGTAGTGGCTGTGCCTCAGTTTGTTGCTGTGGTTCTGCCTGTTGAGTTGGTTGAGGTTCTGCTCCCGGTGGAGTATCAGATATGCTAAATCCTGCATCCTGAATAGCCTGTTCCATACTTGATTCTACCTTACTCATTTGAAAAAAATTTAATATATAGTTGCAAAATTAAAAAAGAATTTCTACTATTGAGGCAGTGAAACATTTAACCGATTTATTATGAGAAACTTAATTTTCAGCCTACTACTCCTTTCTGGAGTAGCGGCAAACGCACAAGAAAGTATCCTTGATTTTGCAGAAGGATACGAGTACAGATTGACAATTCCTTTTCCTGGGGACACCATTGTTCACATTGACTATGTTGACCTTCCTAAAGAAATGAATCTAAATAATCCCCACAGGATTATAGAGGATAAGGACGGAAGGAGCAAGGTCTACTACTTCGAGCATTGGAGAATCATATACAACGTTTGGTACGGGCGAAGAGAAACAACAACCATTTCGCGATTATAAACGAAGAAGGGGGCTTAACGGCCCCCTTTTTTATTTATCGCTGTAACACTTAAATTATTTGCTACGTTTATCCATTTCTATGTCAAACAATTCGCGTGCAGAGGTCAATGGATTAATGCCTTTTTGACGAGCAGCGTTTAAAATATCCTGCGGCTTCATGCCTCTCGTACTAATACCATCAACTCCGTCTAATAGACGAGCGGCTTCTTTTACTACAAAGAATCTAAGTAAATCGCGTGGCTCTTTAATGGTTTCTGGTAATTGCTCAAGATAATCTTGACCTACGAATTCAAACCCCATATTGGTTGGGTTTTTAACTATTCTTTCAGTCTCCATTTCTGTTAGTTCGGAAACAGGCTCACCATCATTGTCGTGCATTCCACCATGGCCGTACATGTGCATTCCACCATGACCGTACATCTTCATTCCGCCCATAGCCATCTTGTCTTGCATTCCTCCCATGGCCATCTTGTCTTGCATTCCGCCCATAGGCATTTTTTTCTGCATTCCACCCATAGCCATTTTTTCCTGCATTCCGCCCATGGCCATTTTGTCGTACATTCCACCCATCCGGTACTTCATCGGCCCTTTGCCGTGTGTGCCGCCATGACCAAACACTTTCATTCCCATTTCTGCTTTTCCAAGAATGTCTTCGGCCATTTTTCTTTGCTTCGGGTCTTTCAGGAGTGCCTTCATCAATCCTCCAGATCTGTACATTTCCTTTAACTTGTGTTCCATTTTTTCTAATTTAATCTCCTGATTGTTCGTATTTTATTATTTCTCCAGAGAACCCATCCCATATATAGACTCTTGCTTGAGCAAAATTATCTCTTAATTTTACTGCGAATGCCTTGGCGTCTTCTAAACTAAGAAACTCAAGACCTGCCTCTCCTGCACCCGCTGTAGTTGACAGAGGTTTATTTGAAACAATTACTTTGTATGGTAATATTCCTGATGCCATTATTAAAAAACAGTTACAGCGCCAGTGTCGCCTCTATACTCCGTTAACTGATTATCCGCACCATTCCAAACATATACGAATGCATTCGAAAATTCAGTTTTTAGTTTTGTTCCAAAAGCAGTAGCATCTACTAAAGACAAAAAATCAAAAGAAGACATACCTGCTCCTGCAGTGCTGTCTAATCTTTTATTGGTTACTATCACTTTATATGGTAATGTTGCTGATGCCATAACTATCTCTTTCTAATGCAAATTTAAAAAATGTTTATAAGGTATACTCAAGTGAGAATATTAACTTCTATAACGCTTTACTATCTTTTGTATATCAGGAGAGTATCTAGCAAATTGCTTTCCCTTTTTCATTGCCGCCCTCTTCTGTCTTGTTGCTTTAGCGTACAGACCTGCTTTTTTTAATGCAGCAACTGCTGCTGCCGGAAAGTAGGGTTGTCCTGTTTTAAGGCTCTCCTTTCCACTTCCTGTTCTCCAGTTTTGCTTAGTCCAATCTCTTAGGGATTTTTGTGATTTTTTATGGCCAGACATTAGTTTCTATAACCCCCTCCTGCGGCTTTATATGCTTTTGCAAGCATCTGTGCTTTTCGTGCAGACCATTGTCCTGGCCTACCACCCTTACTGCCTGCCATTATTCTTTTAAATAAACGCTTACGCATTTTTGGTTTAGTATAGTTTCCCGCCTCATTTACTCTTGAGCGGTATTTTTTTGATTTACCTCCTTTCTTAAAGTTCATACGTGTTTTAGTAGGTGGAGTGTTTTTAAAATATGAGGCTAACTCTGACATAAATCTTTTTATATCGCCGTAATCTTTAGAACTCTTTACGTCTTCATAGTCGCTTCCCTTAAACGTTCCTATAAGTTTGGCTTCTCCCTCTTCACCGCCACCCAAAACCTTTCTTGCTTTTCCGTACGCTGTTGATACATCTCCTTTAATTGGAGAGAAGTCATAAGAATCAAATACACTGTAAGTGTCTGTATCAGGATCGTATGAATAAGATACTCTACCAAAGGTTGTTGCTGCTCTAAAGTCTGGGGATTTTACAGAGGCTATTGCGGCATTTAAAACATTAGGGCTAAGGCTGTTTATGTCTCTGTCTATTTCTTCGCTGTAGTCGATGTACTCTGTTCCTCCCCTGTCTTGTCCTGTTCTCTTTCTAGCATTGATTACACTAAGGGCAACTTCATCTTGAACTGCTTGAGGCGCATCGGCAAAGCCAAAAGAAGTGTCTCCTGTTATTTTACTTGCTGCCGCTTGTGCTGCGGGTAGAGGTATAGGCAATATATTTCTTACAACGTTTGTAAACATACTTGACCGCACAGGCTCTTCGCCTTCATGCATTCCTCCATGTCTATACACCTTTCTCATTACCACTTAACTAAGTTCGCCCAATACGCTGCGGACATTTTTCCCTTTTTTATATTCTTTCTGTGACGTGCCTTAAAAGACGCTCTTTTCTTTTTCATTCTTTCAGACTCTCCCTTTTTAGGTTTACCCGCAGTTTCTGCTCCTTGCTGCCCAAATCGAATAATCTTAACCTTGTCGCCTACTTTGGCTGCAACAATGTGAGATTTTTTTGGATGATCTGGAGTGCGTTTAGGTTTATTAAAACCTTTTAAGTTATACCTCTTAAGTAAGTTTTTATATCTGCTTTCTGACATAATACAAATATACAGTATTAAAAACTTGAAATGTATCGCGTTAAAACACGAAGTAAAAACCGTTAATCTCTGTTATTATAGCGGCAGCATCGTCTTTTTTATGTGCTGAGTAAAAAATCATTTCTTGTATATCTCCGTTAAAAAACTGATTACCACTACCCCAGGTTTTAAACTTAGCACTACCGGACACTGTTCCGCTACCTATAGTTGAATATTCAGTTGAGTTTCTTCTACCTCTAATAATTCCTGTGTCTCTACACACCCACCATATATACTGGTTGTTTAACCCGTCATTAGACAGTGCTTGTGTTTTACGTGTGCTCGAGAATGTTACATCAAGACTGCTTGATTGTATTGCAAGATGTGTGGTTTGGTCACTTGAGTCAAAATACCTACCCGCTGATGTTGCAAACCCTATTGTAAACACAGCGAGGTCATCGGTTTGAGTAATCTCGCTTTGCATTTCTAAAAACGAAGACCCATCCATTTCTATAGAGGGATTATTGTTTCTTGTTATTAATCCACTTGAACTGTCCCATATTTTAGGCATTGCTGAAAAAGTAGACTGCTCTAAATTATTTGCAGAGCCTGTGCCAGATTGGTCATATATTTTTGAAACATATACACTGTCACTTCCTGCAAAAGTTTGTAATGAAGAAGTGTCTAATACATTATTACTAAACCCTATATTTTGAAAATCAGAACCATTTTTAGTAACCTGAATACAGTCCCCAGAATATGATGCTCTTAGTTTTCTTAAAGAAAAAGCAGTTGATACATTTGTTGCAAAAGAATCTAACAAGAAAGTATAGGCGGGAACTTGAGAGGTACTTGCTGAATTTGCTATAGTTGTTCCTTGTGAGTTAGTTTCACGCTGTGCAACTCTTATGTATTTTAGTTCATCTGCAGTTTGTATTGTATATGTGCTAGAATCCTGTATTGTAGTCCAACCGGTTGTTCCGTTATCACTACGCTCCCATCTAAACACTCTGGTGCTCGCCGGATTTGCACTAACAGAAACAGCGTTAGCGGTTAGTGTCTGTCCTACTCTAATCACTCCCGAAACAGTTGGCACTCCGTTTATTACAGGAGCAAACAAAGGGGTGTCTGTATTCTTTACAGTTACATTTACAGACGGGGTTGCTGTTAGGGAAAAATTAACAGACGCAACGCTTGATAATTTTAAATCCACCGATGCTGTATCGGGTCTTATAATATCTACGCTTTTGTTCGGCATTATTGTACAATATCCTGTACTACCTCAAAGGTTCCAAAAATCCAAGTCTCTACAGTAGAGTCTGAGGTCTTAGTTGCCTGAAGTCCGTACACATAAGTTCCTGCAGTTACCAACATGTTTGCTGCCGTAATAGTAATGGTAACCTTTCCTGCTGAGGTTGATGTTGTAGCAACTGCTGTGCTTGCTATAATTATTGGTCCATCATCATACTCTCTTACCTCTACTTTATATGAATATAATGTAGCATCAAGAGCGGCTCCTGCAGAATCCTTTACGTTTACTTCTAATACAAAAGTATCTCCCCTTCTACAGCATACGTTTACTCTATCCGCTGTATTTAGGTTTACGTTGGTTGCGTTTTCACAAGTGCATGGACTCTTTGAACATGATGAAGATGAACACGACATTTTAATCTATGGTTAGGTTGGTTACTATATCTTGGTCTAACGGCGGTCTTTCTCCTTTGCGCTGCGCTATCAGTTTGCTTTGGGCCAACGCTTGTTTGTTAATGCGCTGATCCTTTCTGTTTTCTGCCTCCTGCTCGGTAGCCATTCTGTTTCCGCTTTCTATCTGTTGCTCTACAACACCAAACTCTCCTCTCATTTTTTCTATTTGAATCTTGAACTGGTATTCTAGTTGAATCAACTGGGCTTTTGCCTGTGATTCTAATTGTATTTTTTGTGCTTCTATCTGCGCATCTAACTGTTTTTTCTGCATCTCCATTTGAGCAGAAGTTTGACTTTGCTGCGCATTTATTTGTGCTGTTAATTCAGCCTGCTGCTGTGCTTGCTGCTGTGCCTGCTTGATTCTCTTTTTGCGACGAACAACCAATAATCTTTCTGCCTGATCAACATCTTTTAGTTGTCGAATCGCTATGGCGTCCTCAAGGTCTATTTCTTTTTGACCGAGTGCAATTTGAATGTTTTGCTCAAGATACTGCTTGTCCTGATCATTCATCTCCGTCACCACCATTACACCAAAGTTGTACATGGATAGATTATCAAAAGAAGATAGCACAGCCATGTTGGTTTCTCCTATTGCATTTGCATACGTTTTGTACAGAATGCTTTCCGATGGAATAACCTGAACACATCTTACTATATCGTCACATACTTTTTTGTAAAGAACTAATGCTGCGTTTGTGATGTCGTATATAGCATTATTACCTGCCTGAATCGCCAGTTGATTTACACCAACAAGTGCTTCTCCTTTAGGTGTGGTGCCGTCCATTACTTCGTTGATTCCTGTAGCATCACGAATCATTCTTAGATAGTGGTTATATAGAGTAACTAATTCTTGTATGTTTCTAATTCTATTACCTATCTCACGAACAGGAGGATTTTGGAATCCGCCCTCTGGGTTTTTGCTACGATAATAGAACACACCAGTTTGTTCATATATGTCTTGAATCTCAAGAGGTTGTAGTTCTGCACCTCGGCCTAATTGTACATTCTCTAATCCTTCAATGTCAATAATCAAACCATCTGGTTTTGCTTTGGCTATAGACTGCTGAATTTTTAAGTGTGTAATCTGAAGCATGTCAGCAAACCCTATTACAGAGGAAACCATAGACTTTGGAATCATTCCTCTGATATTAGTCGCTACAATACTGTAAGACAAACGTGCACGAGATATATCATGAACATTCTTAGGAATATTTTTCTTTGGACCATAGTTAAATAAGTGCTCTGTTCCGATAATGTAGCAGCCCCCATATACTGTTGCATTCTTCATATAAACAGCCTCTCTATCATAAACAGATTGTTGAGGTGCGTTGTATTCGTTTCCTTTATAATAAAAACCAATATTACCGTAAGCAGATTCTTTCTTTTCGTATATAATGTCATCAACAGACATAAACTCAAAGTCAAGTATTTCAATTTTGTATTCGTCATACCCTTGACGATATCTTGTTCCCGGTCTATCATAAGTAGAACCTGTGGTAGAGAACTGAGTTGGATTGTTTCCGTACTTGTTCATTACGGTTTTAGCAATCTCTCGATACTCGTCCTCTGTAAACTGATTACCTGCAATACGCTTTAGGTCCATAATAGTTATATGTCTAAAGTGACCTGCGTATGTTAAGTCATTGAAGTTTGGGTCTTCAGTAAAATTATGCAAGAACTTCTTTGGGTCTACGTATTCTTCTTTGATTCCGTAGTTTGGGTCGTTAGTTCTTTTAGCGACACCCATGCCTAAAACTGATAGGTCTTCAACACATCGACGATAAATGGACTGATTAAAATCGTTCCACTTTAAGGTCATCTCTGTAGCAATTTGTGCTGATACCTCTGCATCTGTTTTAATATTCGTATCTAAGAATATCTCAGTTTCCTCTGGTGTGTCCGGTAAGGATTCAGGGTCTTTTTTTACTTTTAAACCAAGAGACTTCGCTTCCTCTATCATTTCGCGATTCTCAATACGTAATATCGTAGCGTTTTTCTTTTTATCTTTTTCTGATTTTGACAGAGGGTCAATTGCCTCTAACTGTGGATAAGGTTGTCTTGATAGAATCTTATTTACTACAATCTTAACAAACTTTGGAATAATAGGAACTGGAGTATAATCTAATGTTAGTAAAGTTCCATCTCCGTTATTTGGATTAAGTGAGTTTAATATTTGTCTGTAGATTGATGTGTCCTGAGTTCCTTGAGCGTAATCTCTACATCTCTCAAACTCGCTGTTTCTTCTTCCATACAAAGAGTTTTGATAATCACTACCAATCCACTGAGCATACATAGCCTTAGCATATTGAAGGCCGTATGGCTGACACATCTTCTCCTTTGTTGAGGCCAAAGGATCTGGAAATGAAGATTGTCCGTTTTTATATTCTGTGTTCATACTCAAGATTGCTACAATTGCAAATATACCGATTATTATTACCTTAAAATTATCTGACCTTTTCTGAAGAATTGTTTTGATTTAAAATCAGACTTTGGCTTTTGAGGCTTATCGCCCTGAGCCGCTAGCAATGCTAGCCCCGCAGATATCGTAAGGTCATATTTTGTACGGTCATCTATTTTAAAATTAATCCAATCCTCTAAAGTTCTTTCAAAATACATTTTGCCAAACTCTAATGTATTCTCGTTTAACCCAACGTGTGCATGTATGTAAGATTCAATGGCTTGCGCGTGAGCCTGTATTACATCTTGGCTGTTTGACGGTATGCCTTTTGTTTTTGTTTTGCTTCCATAACTAGAAGTCAAATGTTCAGGTCTATCTAAAAGAAAGTGGCTGTATCCTCTTGATTCAAAATACCTTGCTATACCGTATTTGTTGTTCTCAATTAATACCGGATATCCATAAAACTTAGCAGCCATGAGTATATCTTCATAAAATATTTTAGCCAACGGAGGTCGAGACGCATACTCTGCAACGAACATATTTGATGGATGAGCCATATTGAACTTGTTGTAAAAGTGACAAGCACCTTTTGAGCCTCTTCCATCTACAGTTGCATCAATATCATAACTATCCACTCCTGCACATCCGAGCCAAGAGTTTTCTGGTTTTGTTTTATTTCTAAGTTCCAAGGGAGGCATCCAAGATATTCTCCATCTTCCGTTGGGATCTGGGCTAAACTTTACCTGTGTATCTTGGGCTCCGTTCATCCAGTTAAAATTTCCTACAACTATAGGTGAAGGATACAGGTCTTGATTGTATTCTATTTGCTCATATATTTTCTGAACGTTAAACAAAGATGCTTTAGCGCTATCTCTAAAAGCCTCTGCTTCTGTAAAGGGAAACTGTCTGATAACCTCGTTTAACTCATAAGAGTCAGAACTCAATCCCTTTCGCTCATTTTTTAAATAGGTCTTTGCACCTATATTTATATCCTCTCCTTCAATACCTATAATTGTTTTTTCTGGGTCTTCAATAATAGGCATCCCATGAATATCAAAGAAACCTTCTAGTGCTTCATAGGATGGTATAAACACACCGTACAAACCACTTCTGGTTCTTCCGTTTTCGTTTCTTTCTTTTACATCACTTGCATAGTACATTTCTCTGTACTGCTTTCCACCCCTATCTAGCGGATTAACTGTACTTCCTACTAATGCTTTTCCAACTATCTTTCTACCTACAAGCAAACAAGTGCGCTGTACTCTCCATGCTTCTCGTATATCATTACCTTTTTCCCATTTACCTGCCTCATCCATGTATAGGTAGTGTAGTTTCTCCCCGTCATAAGCATTGTTCGTGGTGTTTTTCCAATTGATAATAGTATTCAAAGCCTCTCCTCGGGATGAGGTTTTGTTCTTCTTGGTTATTCTTTTTGAAGGCTCCCTGAAGGCTAACTCCATACGGGGGTTTGTTGTACCATCCTGTATAGGTTTAAAGAAAAAAGGAAGTGACTTATACATAGGCACAACCTTTTTCATAAATATATTTTCTTGAGCATCCGAACCTGTCTTGGACATAATGCCTAACAGTTTCTCCTTTACCTGTGTTGCCTCATTGACAAGCACAGATGCAGACATATTCGTGTATCCAGATCGACGACACTTTACGTATATCTGACCAATACACCTTGGGTCTTTTACACAGGCCTCAAGATGTATGTACAACTTCCTTTGAAAGTCGAGGTAAGATGGGTATCCGATATCAATCTTACACCACTGAAGGAAAAAGTAGTGGTTTCCTGTAATGTATGTGGGCACCCCGTTGTTGTAAAACCATACTCCATTTCTTCTTCTTTTAAATTCTTCTGTAATATAGGGTGTGTATTTTTTACGAAACACCTCTGGCATTTCCATCCATTCTTCCATGGATTTAATCCGCCGTAAATCATCTGGCAACTCCTCTCTTGTCCAATACTGATTTTCTTTCGCTTTGTCGTAAAATAGTATTTCTTTTTTAGCAGGGGATTTTGGCAACTGTATAGATAAGTCAAAAAAATCTTTAACAACACCAGAGGTTTTGTCAGGACATATATTGACAATTATTTCCTCCTCTATTTCTACAAGTCCTGCCATAAGGTGTTAGTAATCCCAGTATATAAAGATTTGATTACTTAGAGTATTGCTCTGCGAATCCTCCCGAGTAGTCTCTTTCTTCTTTAATTTCTCCGCTTTTTTTAAGTCCTTTGATGAGTTGGTCAAGTCTTTCTCTTTCAACTATTAAATCTTTTGCGTCTACAGCGGTTTGCTTTATAGATTGTAATTCAGCCTTTCTTTGCGAGCCGCTTAGTTCCTGATCAACAGGTTTCTGTATTTCCTGTATCATATTCTCTATAGCGATTTGCATAGACTGCATTAACCTTTCCGCTGTAGCGATATTATTGTACTTCTTCGATTTTGCCATGAATTGAAGTAATAATAGTTCTCCATAGTTTCTCGCCTTCTATCTTCATTTCGTAGTCGGCGCTTTTTCTAATTAAAACCTTGTCCCCGGGCTTTAGTCCAAGTTCGTCTAACTTAGGGGAACTCCATTTAATATAACCTTTCTTTTCTTCCGGTTCTTTCTTTGAGGGGGTTAGATAGATTATTTGATTTCCAACCATAATCTCAGTTTCTTCTTGCTTTCCCTCTACCTCTTCTTCGGGTTGAATAAATACCCAGTCTGCGATTAATCTAATTTTTCCAGTGTCCTTGCATTTAAAAGCAAAAGCCTGTACTGAAAAAGGGTCTACGCCTCCATCATAAGTGGCGACATAAATATCATCGTCTGGGTCTATAAACTGACCTCTCTTTTTAGTTTCTTCTAATTGATTTATTTCATCATTCATCATCAGGTGGTTTCCGCCAAGCACAACGTGATGATGGAAGTAAAGGGTGTCTCCTACTTTAACCTCTGTTTTGTATTTAGCAGGAGTGGCCACCACCTCTCCCTCCATTGTTCTGTGGGAAAACTCATCCCACTTCGTGTCAAGGTATAGTTCCTTATCCCCTAAAGTAAATGTATCCCTTGTGACATTAGGGACACGTACAAGAAAATGTCTTAGTGATTTCATTCAAAGTCGCAATCGTGTTCAATTAATACTGGCATATCATCTATAGTTTTCCAAAGCATAACGCCCAGATCTTCATTATAGATGTACACAAGGTAACGACGAATTCCATGTTTTACAAAACATCTTTCGTCCAGTACTATTGAATCAATAACCGACTCTCCTGCTCTTTGGCCCACAAAGTAAGCCATAGCGTCTTTCGGGTTTTGCCCGATAATAATTTTTCTAATTAGTTCCATTTTATTTATTTATCCAATAATCTATAGTTCCAGAGTCGCCTTCATCGCCATCTTCTTTTCTTCTGTTTTCAAAACAGTCTACCATAGTATCTGACATTAAATCAAACTCCTCTTCCATAGCCATGTGCATTCCTGTCATGAGTTCATACCTCTCTGGGGTGTCTTCATTTTCTTCAGGAACATACACGCCAAAACACCAGGCTGAAAGAAACTTTTCTTTTCCGCCATAGTCTTCCATTATCTCTTCTATCTCATCTAATTTAAGTCTAAGTAATAGGAAGAATTGTATTCTTTCTTCCGCAGTCATTAGAATGTTATATTATCACCTAACGCTCTAACTTTTAGGTACGTTCCTTTTTTCACTATTTTTGAACCTACCTCTGCTCCGGTAACTCTTAACTGAAGCCTAAGACCACTATCTGTGGAAAAGTTGTAATAATGCACGTGGCTAAATTGAAGTATATGATTAGTTCCGTTTTGAACTACTTGTACTCCTGTTGCTAAAACAGTGACGCTGTTATAAGAATCAATTAACTCTACAGTCATGTTTGTAGCACTTCCTCCCTCTATTTGCATTACTGCTGTAATTTCGTATTGTCCCGTGTTCTCACCGGGAGTTACAGAATCATTAGTGACAGTAGTATTAGTTAGTTGAAATATATTGTTTGTATTAGGTCCGAACATCACTGAAGATGTTGCAGCACCAGTAACTGTGCCGGTAGAAAGCACTGGTGCAAAAACTACATCAGTTGGAGAAGTTGCTATAGCAGTAGTTGCTGCAGTCCCACCCATTCTTGCTACAATTTCTTGAGGTTGTAATCCGCTAATAATGGTTGATATAGAATTGGCTAAATCATCTTGCTCTATATATTTATAAGCGCTTGTGCTTTCATCCCAGATCAGATACTTATCATTGGTAGCCGGCGTAGTTATCTGAGCAAGTCCGCTTGGGTCTTTTAGTTCTACAGTAGACCCTGTTGCTGATAGAGGAGAGTTTGCTGTAATAGTTGTAGTTCCTATTGGACTTGAGTTTAGGTCACGAGTTACTATAACACCAGAGGTACTTAACATTAGTGCTTTTGTATCAGAAGTCGTTGTTCCTGGTGTTCCTGATATTTTTAAATCACCTGTTGTCTCTACAGTGTTTGTAGATATTTTTAAAGCCGAATCATTGCCTAGTCCGTCTTCTACTATCTTTGTACTTGTCGTTATTGGACCGCTCTCTAATTTAAGAAGAGTGTTATAGGTGTCTTTAATTTTAGTTCCGCTGAGTGATGCCATATTAATAGTTTTATAAAAACAAAGATACAGATATGCCTAAAAGTACGGTAAGCCGAAAGAAAAAGTTTCGTGAGTTCTCTAAGATAGAAAAGAAATACGTACAGGATAATCCTCTAAAGAATCTACATTACCTATATACAGACGTTAAACAGAATTATGATTTAGGTAAAGCAGAGTTAGAGTTCATATTATTTATTTACGATCTGGAGTTCTGGACTATACAGCATGTATCTAATGCAATGAATAAAAGCCCGCGCAAAATGGCAGACCGTATAATCTATCCTTTACTTAAAAAGGAATACATATACAAACATTTTGATAAACTAACCCCAACGAACTCTGTTCAGGACTATTTCTTTAGAGAAGAAACAAAGTTTAATTATAGAGTGCGCTATGCTCTCTCCCAAAAAGGAAGATTAATGGTCGCACGAATAAATAGAAAGATGCGAGGTGAAGAACCTTTTAACTACGAGCCTTACGAGCAGCATCCATAGCCTTGTCTGGAGCACCCTTATCGTGAGTTACCAATCTAAAGTCTGCTTGAGGAACTGCTCCTTTGTGTGGCTTATAGTCTCCCTTCATTAAATAAAACCTTCCGTTTTCTAACATCCAGTGAAATCCTTTTGGTGGGTCAACCTTTAGTGACTTTTTTAGTTTCTTTAGTTTCATTTTCTGTTCTTTTTTAAATCTTCTTTAGCCTTCTTTGCTAGGCGTGCTTGTTCCATCTTCTTCATAACCTTGGCTCTTTGTTCTAATACCGTTAGTATTTGTATTTTACGAGCATAAGGTTTATTTATATTCTTTACCTTCTTTATGGTTTCTTTAGCATCTTCCACTGTAGCAAACTTAATGCTTACAGTGTCTTTTGGATTCTCATCTGTATACAGACGTCTGCCGCTTCCTTTAGGTTTTTTACCTGTACCTACTTTGGGGTCTCTCTTTTTTCCTCCGGTTCTGTATAACACGATTATCTCTTTTTCTTTTTTCTTTTAAAAAAATCAAATATTGTTTTCTCGTAAGGAGTAAGGCGCCCTTCTGGTAACTCTTCTACAAGCACTCCTCTAACCTTGTACTTCTTCTTTTTCTTTTTAGGTTCACTCATTTTCTTGTTATCTCAAATATTAAGTCGTCGTATCGGTAATCGGTATCGAGAACAACCCTTTTGCATTCTTTTACCAAATCCTTTACTTCCTCAGAAACATCTTCCAACTCGTCAAACCAACTAATAGACTGCACGTCTTCAATAATAAGTTTGCCTCCTGGCTTTACCTTCTTTAAATAATGTTTGATAGCATACTTCATTGAGTCCAATGTATGTGGGCCATCGTCTATAATGTAGTCACAAGAGTCATCCTCTACTCGCGCCACTGTATCCAAAGTGTACGCATCTCTTAATCTCATAAGAACTCTACTATAGTCGTTATCCTTGTACCACTTCTTTCTGGTCTTTTCAGCCTGATCAATAGCATGTGGGTTGTTATCAAACCCGATAACTTGTGCATTAGGGAACCAATCGCTCCAAAGAAGCATACTTCCTCCGGTCCAAATGCCTATTTCTAAAATTCTTTCTACACGCTCTGGGTTTTTAAACTCATGCGTGTAATACCCTTCTACATACGAGTGCACAGTATTCTTGTCTGAGCACTTGTAGTATTGTCCGTTGTTGTATAAATTAATTAAACTCATACTGCAAATATACTATCTTTGTTGTTATGGAACTAAGAGTAATAAGAATGTATAGTTCTGATGATTTTACCATCGGATCGCTGTACAAAGAAGTAGGTGAGGAGAGAGAGTTTCTCTGCTTCACACTAGAAGATGAACACCGTACCAAAAAGGTAATGAGTGAAACAAGAATACCTGCAGGCAGATACAAGATAACTTTTAGAAAGGTGGGGGGACATCATGCTCGCTACAGCGATAAGTTTCCGAAGATGCATAAGGGTATGTTATGGGTAAGAGATGTACCAAACTTTGAATATATCTTGATTCATATAGGAAACACAGACGAACACACAGCAGGATGCCTGCTTGTAGGTCGCTCTGCAGACATGAAAGGCTTTATTGGTAGCAGCACTAGCGCATATAAGGACATATATCCTGGGATTGCCCAAGCATTATCCGAAGGTGAGGACGTTTGGATAACTTATGAAGATTATGCGTAAAAATAGTTGTTTATACCTATTGACTTTTATTAAAATTTAGTGTACCTTCACACCGTACTAAGGATTTAAGTAGTGCACAGTAGTTATTTAATCCAAGACGATAGTCACATTGGATTTTATAACGCTTGCATGTACAGTTTAGAAGTAATCGTAAGGTGCTCCGTTACAAAGGGCCCCTATTTTGCTCAAAATTTTTCGCATGCACTTACGTTTTACAGTGAACAGAAGAACCCATCTGATTTTCAGTTGGGTTTTTTGTTATGGGGGTACTACTATTAGAATTTTCTGCACCAGATCTGGGAAAAATTGCTGAGAAATGTTTTTTGTGGGGATTATATGTATATAGGGACGTACGCGCGCGCACACCCAAACGCGCCCGCAAGCGAACGGGGGTGTGTCTGCATGCGTTTGCCTGCACAGGTTTGCGCTTTTTGCGCTCGTGCCTGCACATGGTACGTGCATGTGTACGTTCACGCGCCAGTGCGCTCGTGAGCAGTGCGTTTGTACGTGCCTGCATAGGGTGCCCCCACAGCCCTGCGCCCCCGCTCTTGTACGTAAGAGAGGACGAACAATACACGTCCACACACCACCCCGCCATAACCACACCACACCATAACCCACTAATGGATGCACACTAAGGCACCTCAGAAAGCATTTAAGAGCATAACTAATTCTTTAAGGGGCAATGTATAGCACAAGGGGAGAGAGTGCCTAAAAACGGATTAAAATAACCTCGTACATACACGTATATCTTACGCTCGCATTATGCGCCCGCCAGATTCCGTATGTACACACATACCACGCGCACCTGCCCACATACGTGAATACAAAAAAAATTTGTTAAAGCCTTGTTAAAACGTCCTGTTAAAATTTTGTTAAAGCGTGTTTTTGGTCTTGTTTTTCTCAACTTTTTCTTGTATATATACCCTATAATACGTAGTGTTATAGGGATATCTATACACTTTCTCGACATCGCCCTACCCCAAGTACCTCAAGCACCCTTTCAAGCCCTTCAGCATACCTTAAAATGCGAAATCGCCTATTTGGGCAAATGTTAAAGAGTGTTAACGGCAAAGCCGTACCGCACACCTCACACAAGCCTACCTCACTCAAGCCTCACCCACACCTTCGCAAGGCAAGCCTTGCTCATTCGCAGGCGGAAAGGACTGAGAGGCTGACTAACCCGCTGTATCATGCACGTGTATGACGCTCCCAGATCACGCACACAGGAAAATTGGTGGGCATAATGCGCAGGGATTTTAACATTTTGTTGTGATATTATTAAAAAAACTTGACAGATGTTTGTGGTGTTCGATTGATTGTTTAACCAAATAAGAATTACACACAATGCAAAAATCAGACAACACAAGCCCAAGCACACAAGCACTCTTACAAGCCCTTGAGCGCAAGTTAGGGCGCGATTTCGTCGAGACACTTTTCGAGGATTTCCTAAACACCGATGCCTTCGCAAGTTTCAACTTCTTCACAGACATGCTTAGCGGGGCGTACTTAAGCACACAGGACCCGCAGTTCGCACTACTCGTACAAGGCAATGCGGATATGTTCCTCAACCCTGCGGATTTATCCGCCGAAAACCCTGCCGACTAATGGGTATGTTCGCAACACACCGCAACCACAAGGGCTACGAGTACGTAGTCCGAGTGGTGAGCGCACCTTCACTTGGAGGCAAGACCGCAAACTCAAGCAAACGTAAGGCACGAGGCAAGATGAAAGCCGATGCACTTGAGATAAGGTACGCCGAGCAGATAGACCGCAAGGTGTACAGGGCACAAGCCCAGCGTGAGGCTCGTAGAGCCAAGCGCAAGTAACTTGTTGGCGGTGGAGACCACACCTAAAACGGACTATCTACGAAAGGTATAACTATGCCTTGTCGTACTGAGCATTCGTGATGCTCGTAGTCCCCTAAATTAATTGCTTTATGATGAACGAACCTGTGCTTTATATATGCGGTTGCTGTGGCGACCTTGTATACAGCGTTGAATGGAATGAAGAACTCGAAAGAGACGAGTGTCTCAACTGCGAGTAGATGTGCATCTTTTGGGTTGATAGTAGGCGAAACCACTATCGTAAAAGTAAACTATATGGCGTGTTTACTTTCCTTCGGGCGCATCACACCCGGTTTAAGCGATGCGTCCCTGTATGCCGGGTTAGGTCAGCGTAGATGGATGGACTTTTAAGTTCTAGGCTAACCGAAAGTATGAGTCCATAGGGTGTATGGTACACGAGGGGGTTCGATTCCCCCTACACTCACTAAATGAATGACCGATGATTGATTTGATTTTGAGCCTTGTGCAGGCTATGATGGGCTTGTCCTTGCTTGGGCAAGCAGTATTGCACCTTGTGTTGAACTTGAGAAAAAATGCTATGCTATGAGTAGAGCCAAGTATGTAACAGTATTAGATTTTGAGAGTGGGAAGGTATGTGTGTATTCACTTCCTGTTGGATACGAAAAATTTCTTGAGGACTTCATTAGTATGAACCATCGTGTAGATAACTGCGAATGGATGACGCATCACAATGCGCCTGAACTATACACAAAACATTTGAACTATGAATGAATTGGAGAAAATAAGAAGAGCGATTCGTGTGTACGAAGGTAAGATACATACAAACCTACCGGAATGGAAGGAGGCTGAGTCGTACCTACTCAAGGTACACAGAACGTACGGAACGATAGACGTGGGTATAATACGCTCGCTGATACGATGAGAATGGTTTTAACAAACCTTTAACACTGATTCTCAGATATTTATCCTACGTTTGTGAGGATGATTTGATGTAGTGGAGACCACACTATAAACGGACTGAGCGCACCGACTATTTTTTTGCATTGGTTTGGTTAGTAGCGGAGTCGGAGGGCGCGTTGTGGGTTCGAGTCCCACTCAGTCCCCCAAGCCCAAGTGTGTAGGGCAGGTTACACACACATTAGAATGACTATGAATTTAATTGAGTATGACTTTAGAGGTCTGATTGTCACGTTGTTCAAAAGGGATGACTTTGGACATCTTGTGCAACGTGAACGAGGACCCGGTTTGTATAGCAGTGTGCATGGAGCGAGGGTACATCCGGGTGCGACGGGTCTTATACCGAAATACACTTTAATGGAGACCTTTCAAACACAGATGAGGAAAATCAGAAAACTTGTGTACGAAGTAACGCAACGTAGTTTAGATGATTTGACACTGCCCCAAATAGACGGTTTCAAATTATTACAATTTGAGTGGAGTGATGAGTCAATGATTTTTAGTGAGGGTTCGCGAAAGTACGCGCTGATTCCAGACGTACTAAGCATAGGCGAGAAGGCAACTCTGTATAAGGCAAGTGGGTTCGATATGTTTTATTTACGTGACCACACACTCACAGGACAAAATGCTCTTGGAGCATTCATGTACAACTCACTAAGGTGGACGTACGATTTGATAAATAGCATCAACTTCCACTCAAAGAGGCTTGAGTACTTTGAGCAGGAGGGTTTTAATCAAGCCACAATTGAAGAATATCGAGTATCCCGCATGAGAATGGTAAAAAAATTAGCATCCTTCGTAAGAAGCCTTGAGAATGCTTTGGGGGAAGCGGGCTCTTTGGGTCCTAAAACACGTGCGATAAGAATGAACATAAAGATTGTTGAAAATTTTGTTGAATTAAATAAAAAAAGGTCTATGAAAGATTTTGTATTGGATTACGATGGTAACACAATATCTTCTGATGAAGCACTTGTGTTAACATCACAAAGCCAACATGAGGGCGAGTACATACATTCAAATGTCGCGATCAGGTATTATGATGTAGACGTTGATGGCGGGCAGTCAACCATAATACTTACACCTTTTGATGACGATGAAGTCGTTGAGTTAGTAAGCGGAAATTTTGTTTGGTTGCCGGATTTTAGCGACAGTATAGCAATGATAACCGCAGGTAGTCGTGAAGGCGAGTACGATTGGATTGATGACTTGCTGTATTGTGATAGTGACGGCGAGTATTACCACCACGATGACGAAAACAACTATGTATGGTGGGATGACCGCAACGAGGAGTACGTTAACCGCGAGCCACGATATGAGCGCACTCACGAATACCACAGCGGATTTCGTAAAATACTGTACAATAATGACACGAAATTTACCATTGGCTTTGAGGTGGAGAAAGAAGATGAGCAATTACTTGATGACTATGACCTCGATGAGGTAGACGACACCAAATGGTGTCGCGAGTCAGACGGTTCGCTTGGGAATGACGGGTACGAGTTAGTAAGCCCTGTATATGACTTGTTTACGGATGATATTGATATTGCCTTGAACGGCGAAGGTTTTGTAAGCAGAATGCTTGTTGAACACATCAGCGCAGACTACACAAGTAATTGTGGGGGACACATCAACATAGGACAGATTGGTAAAAGTGGTGAGGCTTTCTTCGATAGCATACAAGCCTTCGTGCCTTTGTTCTTAACGATATGGAGACACCGATTAGGCAACTCATACTCGCAGATAAAACGCAAGCCTTCTGACTACAAGAATGCAGGTAAATACTCTGCTATACACATCAAGAACAAGTATGTAGAGTTACGTCTACCACCCGCTGTACGTAACGTAACGAACCTCTTGTGGAGGCGAGACCTCATGCGTATTGTTTGCGAGAATCAAAACTTAAAACCACTTAATGTGATTTCGATGATGCTCAACCCTAAGAGTAAACTGCACAGACTACTACGCAAGGTTTACAGCGTGGACATGATACACAAGATTGTCAGCCTATACGCTCAGTTCGCAGACGACCTGTACTCGTCTTACGACTTCACGAGCGATGGTGTTGGAGTGTTCATCAAGAGTGCAGTCCGTAGACTCAAGAACCGCAAAATCAAGGGTAACATCATTGTATCAAATACGTTTGAGGCTACTACCCGACTAAGCAACACCTTCGGGTCAGCGTACGATATGGACAATGAAGAAACAGCAAAATACCTAGACAAGGTAGCAATTTAAAATAATAGTTTAACCAAACTCAAGAGTGCGAGAGGATAACACCGCACAACTATGCTTATGTGTATTGCAATTATGAATGCAGGCAAGATGTTGCCTAAGAAAAAACTGTCCAATTGTTGGACATACAATGACGATGGCGCAGGCATGCTGTTCATACAAGACGGCAAACTTGTAGCCGAAAAGTTTCCCAACACAGGTGGTAATTCATTTGATGAATTTTATCAACGATATACGGAGGTCAAGCGTTCAGCATCAGGCGAGCAACCTATGCTGTTACACTTCCGTATTGCTACTCACGGTATGAGCGAGGAGTACCTACACCCGTTCTTCGTAACGAACGAACTCGGACTCGTACACAATGGTGTTATTCGTGGATTCGGTACAAAGGACAAATCTGACACCGCAGAGTTTACGGAATTACTTAGCACCATACCTAATGTTAGCACGGAGATGCTTGACAATATGTTTATTGAGGATGCTATCTACGAGTATTTAGGAGGCACAAACAAATTGATATTCTTGGACGACAAGGGCGAGTACCGCATATTCGGGGAGAAACTTGGCGAATGGATTGGAGACAATTGGTTCAGCAATGACTCACACACGAAGGCGATCAGGTACTACGGGAGTACGGCTGTTTCAAGCGGGAGTTCTTACACGTACGATTGGGGACAAGACGATGGCTACTTTGACGATGAAGAGGATATCAAAACCTACAATGAGTCTTTCTTCCCTAATCCGGATGAGTTATCAGACGTAGATGATTTTATTGACTTCACGGCACAAGCACCTCTGGAAGGAACGTATGACTGTAATGTATGCGGGACTCAAGACACTGATGTGAATTACAACTCAGAGTGTATGAAATGTAACGCCTACTTGCTTGACGCTGTTGATGAGGTAATGGATTTATGGGAAGATGTTGAGGCTGATATTTTTAAAAACAAACCCTAACCAATAACATAGATTTAATAAAAAATGGAATTAATATGAGTAAATCAAATGTAACACCGCTCGGTCTTTTCACTGTAAAGACTGAGCAATCAAGAAAGAAATTAGTGGTAATTGACCCTAAAACTGGTGAGGTCAAAGACATACCTCAAGACAAATCAGAAAAAGAATAACAACGCTATGGGATTAGATATGTACTTGTATCGTAAGAAGCGCAGAAGCGATTACGCTACGAATGAAGACTACAAAGAGGCTGATGATGTTCAGTTGATGTATTGGCGAAAGGCAAACCAAATTCACAGTTGGTTTACGGAAGGTGCTGTGGAAGATAACTGCACACCTATACCTGTAACAGAGAAAGAGATACTGAAGTTGATTGACCTCTGTATGGACGTGCTTGCAGGCAAGAAAGACGTTGCTAAGGAACTACTGCCTACGGAAGAAGGGTTCTTTTGGGGAGAAACGGAATACGACGAGTGGTACTATCAAGACATTCGTGATACAATAACAGGTCTTTCAGAAGCACTTGATGACATTAAAGCAAATGATGAATTATACTACTATGCGTGGTATTAAGTAATTGCACTACACATTGTAAAATCTCCGATGCCTTGGGGATTGAAGGGCTACCTGCCTCCGCTGTAGTGCAAAGATTCGAAGATGGTAGAAGCGGTAAGGTAGTCAAAGGCGGACAGGGCGAATGGTTTTTGTGGGTTCGATTCCCACCGCTCTTCTACGAAAATAATTTTAAATAAATGCTTATGAAAAAGAAAGCAAAGACTTACGAAACTATTCAAACTTGGTACTTCTATGTAGAAGTAGAGTCTGGAGAGGTGGTCAAGACAAAAAAGACCTATGTAATAGGTCAAGGTCAATTCAAGCAACCAAGAAGAACAAAGTTCTACAAGACTATGCATAGAATGTTGGACACTTTGGGCAATGGAGTCATATCCTGTGGGTATGCACTCACACCTCCGAGCGGGTGTGTGTATGCATGGCCCCCGCAAAATATTATTGGATGCCTTTGGTGCTACTTAACAGACTCTGAGGAACTGAACGGTTTGTATCCGAAGATGGGGTGATGACAATTATTTTTTAATGATAACGAAAACTAAATACAAATGCTTATGAAAACAAATGAATTGAAGGTAACGGGAGTACGTTACTTTGAAACCCGGAGAGGATTGGGTTACGAATGCACAACCAATGTACGTGGTGCACGGATCTGGAACGATGGGAGCGGAGGTGGAACGTATGTAGATGCGGTATTCAGTGATTACACCAACCGAGATTTCCATAATACTTTCTTTCCGAATATTAGTTACGGGTCAATGGAGTACGAACAAGCACTTGAAAAACTAATCAGTAAATACGAAGGAGTATAATGTTTTGGTTTTTAAAAAAATAATTTAATCTTTTAACGCGTGAAGGAGGCGCAACAAATGAATGACATAATGATAGACACTTTAATCAATCGCTGTAAAGATGTGATTAAACAGTTCCCTCAACTAAAGGAGGAAGTGCAAGGCATATTTGACTTGTGCATGACCGAAATAGAATTAGGTGAGAGCCAAACGAACGAGATTGAACTCGCACATTTTTCTATTGATGAATTAATTCAAACCGAAGTTACGATTGAAGAGCACAACGCAAGAGTAGATAAGATGGTAAAAGAATTTAATTCCAGGAATGATGAGCCATCAGATTTCATTGAACTTTTAAGCAAGAGTCGTGGTGGACAGTGAATTAAACAAAGCGGTAAGTCTCGTGCAGGAGGCACGGGATACTGCGAATTTGTTACACAACACTTTTGTTCGTGTCAAATTAGACAAAGCACTTGAGTTGCTTGCCATAATAGAAGTAGAATTTAATAGACAAGATAATGAGTTTATATAGACAACTAATACAAAACCCGCCTGCACTTAAGGTAGACCCGTTTCCTTACGATTCAGTACACCAAATCAAGATTGATTTAGTATCCGTGATGTGCGACAACAAGTACAGATGGATAGCAAAGAAGAACGACGATGGAGATTTCGTAATCTCTACCAATGGATTTGCTTATAGCAACTTCGGAATACCACACCACAAGGATGACCTTGAGTGGGCGATGGATGCCGGCGATTGGGACAATGTGTTTGCTATGATTAACGAAGGCACTGTCAAGGTGCATAAAATACAGTACCGATAAGACTATGGTAAACGATAAAATAAACCAAGCAGTAAATGCACTCAAGTCGATATACGAAGACAAAAACATATCTGGAGTGTATATAACTTCTGACTATCTGCTCAAGGTTATTGATGACCTTGAGGACGTTAGCCAAGTGTACCTAAGAGAAAAAGAAAATTAAATACAACTTGCCTTATGAATGTGTTAGAACTATTTGCGGGCTCACGCTCAGTGGGCAAAGCCGCACAAGAACTTGGGATGCGTGTGTTCTCAAGCGATATCACTCAGTTTGGTGGTATTGATTACATAACCGACATCCTTGACTTTGATGTGCGTGAGGTAATGATGATACCTGACGTGATCTGGGCATCGCCTCCGTGTACATCATACAGCATCGCAGCGGTATCACACCACCGAAACGGACAAGAACCCAAGACAGAGTTCGCTAAGAAGTCCGACCTAATGATTGCTAAGGTTCACGAGATTATAGATTACTTTACCAAGAAGAATCCCGACCTCGTATACTACATCGAGAACCCTCGTGGTATGCTACGCAAGATGGACTTTATGAAAATACATCCGATACGACATACCGTTACGTATTGTCAGTACGGAGACACACGAATGAAACCTACGGATATATGGACCAATGATATGCGTTGGATTCCAAGACCGATGTGTAAGAATGGAGACCCGTGCCACGAACGTGCGCCACGTGGTTCTCAGACAGGTACTCAAGGACGCGCGAACAATCACGAGCGTAGCAAAATACCTCACGAATTATGTTTAGAAATATTAAAATCAACAAACTATGAAGAACTTTCCACCGTCACCAGACGACTTTAAACCAAGACGCAAGCCCTCTGTAATTGTAGAGATTCTTGCATACATTTTTCTTTACGGGCCTATCTTTACGTTTTTCTACGTGATTATCAAAGGCTTACAAAGACTGTTTGCATGATGACACGAAAGAGAAAACACATAAAAAGAACTGAGAGTTACTTGGACTCGCTTATGATTGACCAAGTAAACCTTACGATTCACGCAAGTAGAATTGGGTGGACGAAAAAAGTGCAACGTCAGTTAACAAATACAGCGATGTTGATACGTAAGTATGAAAGAAGATTGCGTTTAATAAAAATGTAAGGCATGGAAGAATTTATAACCGACTTATTTATGAAGTGTGTGTACGTGCTTCAATGGCTTGGCGGTTCGCCCGGCTCGTATGGATACGGATATTACTTAGCGAATGTAATCATCTTTGTTATTCTTGAACCTTTATTAATAGCATTGTTCTTCACGCTTTGGAGAATAGAAAAGAACAAACGAAAATGAATGATAAAAAAAGTTGGCACTGGTTTGTGCAAGGGTTTATGTATAGAGCAGAACACCAAGACACACCCTCACTTAACGAAGCAAAGAAAAAGTTCTTTGAAGAATATGATAAGTGGGTTGATAAAACCATAACACCAAGTGGTTCAAGCATCATAGACTTATGCAAAAAAGATACAGAGACTTATGGATTTGAAGCAGATTAATTTAATGAATCAGTTCATGCGTATTGCAATGGCGATACTAAAGACGAGG